TCGTGTGGTCAGAGCGCTCTGGGTGTCTTCGCGAAGAGCTGATTCCTGAGTATGAGATTCAGCCTGGTCGTTCTTACGATAAGGTTGTCATGATGAAAGCTGGCGGAACGCAGATGTCTGCTGCTGGTTTCATCGTTAAGAAAGATACGAAGAAGTTCCGTCAAGGTGACTTGTTAATGTCTGCTGGCTGGTCAGCTCCTGCGACAAACTTTGCTCGCGGCAACTTAGATGATCTCGAAGCCGCGGCTGCGAACGGAGCTCTACGTTGGACGGGGATTCAATAATGGAATACACACAGAATTTTTATGATGTTTTGGTTGTGCTCGGTGTATTGGGCACAATCATAGGATTTCTCGCTGGTAAGGGTGAGTTATTCAAGAATTGGTAAGGAAATATAATGGCTAAACGTGAAAAAACTATTTTAACTGACTGCGATGGCGTGCTCCTTGATTGGGAATACGCCTTTGAGCAGTGGATGAAAAAACATGGATACACACTGTACTATCCAGAAAGTTACAAAGTAACTGAAAAGTACGGTATCCCCAAGGAAGAAGCGAATAAGTTGACACGGATGTTCAACGAAAGTGCTTGGATTCGTCGGTTGAGTCCTCTTCGTGACGCTGTCAAGTACGTTAAGAAACTGCATGAAGATCATGGTTACGTGTTTCATGCAATCACTAGTCTGAGTGACGACCAATATAGTCAGCATCTTCGGACAAAGAATCTTCGTGAGTTGTTCGGTAATACTGCATTCGAGGATTATATCTACCTTGATTGTGGTGCCGACAAAGACGAAGTTCTTGCACCATACAGCGGCACAGATTGTATTTGGGTTGAAGACAAACCTGAGAATGCCGTTGTTGGTAAAGAGTTAGGTCTTGATGCGATCCTTATGGATCATAGTCATAACCGTTACTTTGATGAAAAACCTCTTGGAATTACTCGTGTGAGTAATTGGAAAGAGATCTATGAGATGATAGTATGAAAAAAGTGATAGCGGCTACGGCCATTCTTCTCCTTGCAGGTTGTTCTGCAAATCCCTTTAAGTCTGATACCACACAGATCAAAGCATCATCAGGTGCAAACTCTGTTCCTACATGGTATCTCGAAACACCAAAGGACAATGGTGTGATCATCTATGCCTCTGCAACAGGTATCTCTGATGACATGCAGTTCTCTATGGATAAGGCTATGCACGAAGCAAAGGTCACTCTTGGTGATAAGGTTGGTACGCTCGTATCATCCGAGACCAAGAAGTATATTGGTGACAATGCTGCAGGAGCTTTGAGTCGGACAACACAAAAAACAGAACGAGTATCTAAGTCTGGTTTTAAGAATGTCAATGTCTCAAACTATATTGTTGAGAACAAAGCAATCTTTACCGAGAGTGGAAATTACCGCACATACGTACTCCTCAGCCTGAATATCGAGGGAGCTCCAGAACCAGAACCTGAGGTGACAAATGACTTCTCTCAAGAAGACGACGCTCGCGCTAACGCTGCTCTTGATCAGCTCTAATGCTTCGGCATTAGACTTTCTTACTTGGAGTGTCGGCGATTGGATCGGAAAGGTTGATACATTTGTTGATTCATATGATGAACCACGACACTACGGCGGAAGTGGCTGGTGGAAAAAAGGACAGCCAAAAGTAACTCATGAGTTCATTGATAAGTTTCTTGTGAGAACGACGGAACAGCAAATATGTTCTGACCAAGGGTGTACAGCTGTTGTGAATCGTGTTATAATAAGAGAAAGATACGAACAAAGGTGATTTTATGAAGTATCAATTAATGGTAGACCCAACCCCAATGGGTGACCTGAAGTTCACTACAGCCGGTGACTACATTTATCCTGGAAGTGATCCACAAGAATGATTAGCTACTCCACCAACTGGATGGGACCAATCTGTATGGATTGGTTCCGTGAAAATGGATTGACCGAAACAGTTACAAAAACTGTATACAGTGAGAGGCAACGAGACATTCTTCGGAATAGTCATCCTGATATAGAAGTTGGTGATACCTTTGAGCACGAGATAGTTGTAATCAGTTACAGTGGTGGTCGTATGGATATCCGCGATGACACCAAAGCAGGCTATGATGGTTGGAATGAATACTCACTACCACTGATGCGAACCGAAGATTGGAATGATTTTAGTTATTGGTTGGATGGCTTTGAGACAGAAGAACTGTGGAGTTTGGAAGACATACTGGAAGAGTATCGTCAAGACACCGGGCATGTTATACGATGGTGGAAAGAAGATGAGTGAAATACCAGGAACAATCAAGAACATGACGCATGAACAACTCCAAGACTATGCTTGGTGGTTAGTCAAAAGAGTAGGTGAGTTAGAGCGTGAAAGGAAGTTCTCAAAAGTATCTCGTGTTGAAGTGATTGGACTAGAAAAACGTGAGTATGTTCGATACTTCAAGGATGGCGAGTTTATGGATTGGGATTTACAAGACGATGACCGCACATTAAAAATTTTTATCGATAGGTGGTAAAAGAATGATTGATGAAAAAATGCAAGTGCCAGCAGAACAAGGTATTACTCCGGCCGCATGGGTAATTCTTGAAGTTAACCATGAAGGCGAACAGTTTCAAAAGGTTCTTGCCGGATGGAGTGGTGGTTACTTACACGGTGACAGTTGGAGACTCTCGAGCCCCATCAGCTCGATTGACATCACCATTGACGATGATAAATTAGTGGTGTACACCGAGTCCGGTTCGTGTTATAATCTATACAAAGGTTCGAAAGGTTTGCGCATGAGCATTGGCGGAATCTACAACCAACTAAAGGAGAGTTACGGCGATAAAGTCGTTATAGTGGACTTATGAAGATTGTGCATGAATCATTGTTTGTGACAGATAAGATCGCAGATTTCTATTCCGAAAAGGATGGTGTGCCGGTCAAGTACGTTTGTACATCTGCGCTCGGCGGACAGGAGTTTGCGGTAGATGTTTTCTATCGCTCTACCCCGCATCCAGATTTCGGCAATCATTACTTTGGCATCTACCGAAATCCACATTGGGCTGGATCAAACGTTATGATTACCAACGCAGATGTGATCGAGGAACTTAAGTTTGGTATGGTCGAAGATGATGATGGTAACTTCCATTACTCTGCGCACAGGCATGATTATAAGATGCTTGAGAACGGTAACATGATAGACGGTGGACGAGCATATGTTCGTACTAACACAGACACAACAATGTTTAAGGTGAAAGACGGTGAGTTTCAAGAAGTACCTATTGAAGATGCTTCAGGTACGGACGAAGAAGTTTCCAAGATGGAAGAACAGGGTAGCGTGGGATCTGAGCAAAGAGGGGTAATGGGAGATCTTAAATTTACCACTGCCGGAGACTATATCAATGGAAAAGATTGATAAATACATTCAACCTCTGATCGATCGTATTAGTGATAGGCTATACGATCCTGAGCCAGCTTATGACGAGCCGCTCGAGCATATGGAAAGAGGCGAATTACAATATCTACATGACTTACTTAGGAAATTGCAAGATGGCAACAAAGAACGATGTGACTGGAGACACCATTCGCAGTAAAGTTTCTTCTAAGGAGTATCAAGATAACTGGGAAAGGATATTTGGCGATAAAGAATGGATTGATGACCAGCTATCTGATAATCCAACCGAATCGGTAGAAGAAGATGAGTGATATGTTTGATTTTGGCTTTACCGCAGTTGATGAAACTGAATTAGAGGCGGTACAGCAAGCGCAAAAGGTTGCGGTAGAAGCAGAAGGTACGGCGGATCGGTTGAATAACCTTTATAATGCAATCCTTCCCCTTTTATCCAATCTTAAAAAGAATCCTGAAAAGGATTATATCTATTGGCCTAATCGTATCGAAAAGGTCGAACAATTCGAAGACATGATATATAAAATCGTAAAGGACTAATTATGCAATTATCAAAAAACTTCACAATGGCTGAGTTCACAAAGTCACAGACTGCAGAACGTAAGGGCATTGACAATACACCAGAAGGAGAGCACTTCGATGCTGCAGTCGCTCTTTTCGAAAATGTTGTACAACCTGTACGAGATCACTTTGGTCCTACTGTGCTTAATAGTGGTTATCGTTCCCCTGAGCTTAATGCTGCTGTCGGTGGATCTGCTACATCTCAGCATTGCAAAGGTGAAGCTGCTGATATCGAAGTACCGGGAGTTCCAAACGCGGATCTCGCAGAGTGGATCCGGGATAATCTCGATTTCGATCAACTCATTCTTGAGTTCTATACTCCAGGTATCCCTGATTCTGGTTGGGTTCATGTTAGCTATAAAGCTGATGGAGATAATCGTAAATCTATTCTAACTGCTTCTCGTATCGACGGTAAGACTGTTTACTCGGAAGGCATCAACTCATGAAGATAATCGCACTCACAGCGTTATTGATCTTCAGTACGTCTGTGAGTGCGATCGAACCGTTTGAAATAAACATGCCTATGGTGTGCGGTGATACAAAGAATCTCGTTGATGGACTCAACGATAAGTACGGTGAAGAGATCGTATTCATGGCACCGAGTAAAAACTCGAATGGCGATAATATGTTTCACTCCCTATGGATTAACTACGATACAAAAACATGGACGTTTATCGTAGTGAATCGAGAGAAAGGAATCACGTGTGTTATGGGTTCAGGCGATGGATTAAAAATGTTTTTCCCAGGTGTCTCTACCTAACCCATCGGACACACGATAGCTTTACGTTATCGTGTCCCTTGAAGTCTGACTCGTACATAGCATCTAACATAGCTATGCACTCATCCATACCATTATATAACCCCTGATCATAGACGACCATGTTTCCACTAGTCGTCATGATCATTAGTATGAGAACCCACACGTTAGTTAGCTAATGGGTTATCTAATGCTCGTTGCAACTTCTTATTCAAACGATCTTCAACTGCTTTGAGCTCACGTTCTGTGTTTGTTTGCAAACGGTCTTTCGCTTGGTCATAATCATTCTGTAGTGAATCACGCTTGTTCTCAAAACGCTCTTCTGCGTTATTGATCATCTCGCGTACGTCGGATTCAGCCTCTTTAATATCGTCCTCAACTTCATCTACGATCTTTTCGATACGTACGATATCATCACGTAGATCGTTTTTGATATCAGACACACGGTCAGCAGTCGCATTCATGTTATCATCCATGAGCTTTACTTCATCTTTGACTGCATCCATCTTTTCGTTTAGGACCGAAAGCTTCTCATGTAATCCGGAAAGGTCTGGTGCCTCATACTCAGTGATACGCTCACGCATATCCATGTAGTCTTTATAGACCTCAAACCCTCCCCACAGAGCACCACCAGCGGTTGACAGTGCAGTGAGCAGGATCATCATCTTTCCACCGCGGAATGTCATTCCGCCAACTTCAAACTCTGCCATTACTTACTCCTATTTCTTTTTGTTTGCTATCGCATCGGCACCAAAGAATGCTGATACTAAAACAGCGATCGATGCAAAATACGTTGGTGCAATATCCGCAATTAAGTTAGCTGCCTTATCTAACCCAAATGCAGATGTTAAAAATATACCGATCGGATATAACAATAGACCAAATAGGGAGAACCATGCCATCTTACGAATAGCATCACGTTGAGCATCTTTGTCCTCAAGCTCTTTGCGCTTGAACTCAATATACATTTCCCTTTCTTCAGGTGTTACAACACCATCACCATTTGTATCAGCTGGATGAAATCCAGACTGTTTAATTTCTTCTTCCATTATTGATTCCTATTATATTGCATGTCAATCATTTGTTCATGCAGTAATTGTTGAGCCAAGCCGTTACGTAAACCACTTCGTGATTCAGGTAGCTGCTCGTCCTGGTACATTTGGGCATCAGGAAGATACCCACCATTCATGGCCCGACTGTATGAATCAAAGTCAGGTACATAGTTTATCAATGCTAAAACCGTTGCTTGGACCGCTTGTTGTGCTTCTAGCGAAGCAGCATTCGACATATCATTTGCTAAGTTTGCTGCTTTCTTTGCGACCGCCTTTTTCATCTTATCTCGCTTCGATTCTTTTCGTTCGCTATCCGACTCTCCGGATTCAGAATCCCCACTGCTATCATCTTCGGAACTATCTTCGCTTGATTCTTCTCGTCCGTCCTCATTAGTGTCCCGTCCTGAATCCATTGGCTCTGCCACATCACCACCGGGCTCCGGTAAATCTTCCTCATTTACTTCTTCCACTTCTTCCTGTTGATCAGGTTCTGGTTCCATGTTAGTAACAGGTTCTGTAACCACAGCGGCGAGCGTGGGGCTATCAGACAAATCAGATAAGATACTATCAACGGTTGAGTCTCCTGTTGCTGATGGCATTCCGATTTCTTCTGGATCAGTGACCGGCACTGTCTCCGTCTGTGCTGTAGAAACCTGCGTCTCCGTACTTGTTGTCTCTTCATTGAAGATATTCTCCTTTGCGTAGGCTTCATTATAACCTTCACAAGATCTATCATATAAAGCGTCAAGTGAGCATTGATATTCTAAATACGCTGCCTCGTAACCGGGGCATCCGGTATCAAATAGGGAATCTGCTGAACATTCATAGGCGTACAAAGCGTCTGCGTATCCGGGACATGTTGCATCAAATAGAGGATCAAGGCTACATTGATAGTCAAAGTAAGCACTAGCGTAACCAGGACAACTTGCATTGTATAGGGGATCTGCAGAACATTGTTGGTCGAAGTAGGCTTGAGCATAACCTGGGCACCCCGAATCGTAAAGTGGATTTGCTTGACAGTTTAGATCGTATTGTTGTTGTGCATATGCTTCTGCGTATCCATTGCACGATGGGTCATATAGAGGATCGGCTGCACAAGGATCAGATCGATAGATTAAACTTAATGCAACATCTTTGACTTCAGGTCCATAGTAACCGGACCAATATCCACCATCTCTTCCAATGATTTGCAATTGAATGTTCTGAGGATCTTGATATGATTGTTGAAAAATTTCAGTTCCTGATTCTGTATGCCAATCTTGAGACCCTGCAATTGTTTGACCTACAGCACCACTATAATCATAAACATATTGTTCAACCTCATTTCCATTCGCATCTTTGACAGTTACGATGAACTGTAATTCATCAGTATGAACTTGATAGTAGTTGTTAGAACCGTGCTTGCCAATTAAACGATAAGTCCATTCATACTGGTATCCATCCACAGAAATACCAGATAATGCCAATGCTTGGTTAATGGCAATTGTTTGAGCAAGAACATCACGCCCATAAGAGAACATGATTGTTTGTGTTGTATTATCAATCATTGCTCCACTACCAGAGATACTAGAACAGCACCCACCTGGATCGTTGCCATATACAGCACCACTCCAATCTTGCCAATCAACAAGATTATCACTGAGAATTAATGCGCTTACATTACCGGCAGTATCATAGGAACCGTTATTAAGAATTCTATAATCTGTGATACCGTTCGGTCCCCAATTCGGCATTCTCTGTTGAGCATTCAAGCAGATCTCAATAGGACCTGCCAAAACTTGATTGATATCATCTCTGAAACACGCACCATATGGATTAGAAGTAATACCATCAATACTTCCACCCATACTCAGATATTGATCACGCCATGGATTTAGATTTGTAGTTCCCCAAGAACCATCTAAATCAACACCATCCATTGATCCTGCGTATGTTTTAGAATGCGCCAGTAAGAGCAAAAATGAGAGCAGAAGTAGCAATACCCCAACCCCAGCCTTCGAACTTATCATTACGTCTCTCGTTTGCTGCTTGTTCAGTAGGTTTCAACTCGGGATTTGCATCCCAAAGTTCTTTGGCTTCGGTACCAATCTTCCCTTCATAGGGACATGGTGTACCTGCCATTTCCATTGCAGAGAATACTCGTGGGTCACCACACATGACGGATACTGCAGCTACTTTCATACCCATGTCATATAGGGTTTTAGATAGCTTGAGTCGTTCACAGTTCATATCGCGTACAGTTTGGCCACCCGAGATACCAAGTATCTGAGTTTGTACTGCACCGGAAACACCAACCGTACATAGGTCAGTATTAGATGAATTAATAGAAGGTGAAATTGCCGATGATGGCGGCGACTTCACAGTTGTTTCAGTTTTACCTGTTGTTGTAACTGTGCTATTTGAAGTCGAGTCAGTGACAATTGGATCAGCTCCAATTGCTAATGATGTATACATAATAAAGCTAGCACAGATAGCTAGCTTTTTTAACATTGTCCTCTCTCCAGAGTTTTATTGTCATGTCTATTTATAAAATACATATACTAGGAAATGGTAAATCTGTACATTATTTTGACAAATCAGAAGGTCTAAGGGTCGGCTGCAACTTTACACAGCCAAGATATAAACCCGATTGGACGATGATTGCAGATATTAAGCCAGTCAAAAAGTTCTATGAAGGCTACCGCCTCTGTTGTCCTGCGATTCTAACAGAACGAGCACATCGATTTACAATACATAAAAGTGTAAAGCTAAGTAAAGAATTTCTAAACGTAATTGATGTCGTCGAGTTTATTCGTTGGATGGATGTATGCAAACAGTGGGGAGCTAACTCAGCTCAACATGCAACACACTATGCAATACAGAGAACTCCTGAAGTCCAAGAGGTTCATATATGGGGATGCGACTCACTATGGTCATCCGACATAGAATCTAGTACCGACAAAATCGTACATAAGAATCTAGAGTTTATGAACACGCAGAACATCTATTACGTATGGAGAGACTACTGGGACAAGATCTTTTCGAATAGTCCCAATGTACAATTCACTGTCCACGCTCCTGAGAAACCATTTTTAAAGGAAGCGCCTAACTTAAAATGGAATAAAGTATGATGAGATGGTATGTCCTTGAGAAGATAATCAAGGAAAGAGGTTACGTAATTGGTGCTGAACTTGGTGTATGGAGAGGTAAGACATACAAGCATCTTCTCTCAGAGTGTAGCAGCCTAACACTTATTGGCGTTGACCTATATGAACCCCAACCGGATTCAGAAGGACCCGAGAAGTGGGTACCAGGTGAAAACGGACACGAGTGGGATCATAATAAGTATTATAGTGATATTCAAAGCTTTCAAAGTAAGATAGGTGAGAGAGCAAGGTTCTATAAGATGACGACATTAGATGCAGCAAAAGAAGTAGAAGACGCATCACTTGATTTTGTGTTCATCGACGCTGACCACTCATACGAAGGAGTCAAGAATGATATTGCTGCATGGTCGCCAAAGGTAAGAAACGGTGGTTGTGTCATAGGACACGACATCGACTGGGATCCAGTTCTGCAAGCTGTCACAGAAGAGTTCGGATCTGATTTTGTAAAACTAGATGACAATGTGTGGTGTGTGAATAAATGATTACAGTTGCATGTGTGAAGTGGGGAAACAAGTATACCTCGCAGCATGTAAACTCACTAGCTCGCATGATTCATGAGCATTCTACGTTTGACTATGAGTTTATATGCCTGACCGATAGACCTAATGGCGTTGAGCTAAGAACAAAAGAATTCACATCAGATGAGATCGAAGGATGGTGGGCAAAGATGAATCTATTTGCCGATCACGGATTTCATGACAAGGTATTATATTTCGATCTAGATGTAATTATTCATCGAAACATAGATTGTTTGGTTCAAGACTCGGATAAGTCATTTGTGTCAATCCGTGACTTTCATTACCCAGATGTGTTTAATTCATCTGTGATGTTCTGGGATCGTGATGCAATGAGAAACCTCTGGGATACTTACGAACAGGATCCAACCAAACCACGCGAGATCCATAAAGGTGATCAAGACTATATCACTGAGTTAGTAAAGGCAGGTGATGATTGGTCCACCTATCCGGATGAGTGGACTTGGTCATGGAAGTGGGGTGATGAAAGAACAAACAAACCAGTCAAGCAAAAACAGTTCCACCTGACAAAAGAATCAAGAGTTGCAGTCTTCCACGGCCGGCCGAACCCGTGGGAAATAGATATGAATGAATTCAATAAAACTGTGTACAACAACCAGAAATCTTGATATAATAGATATTATTGATTCAGTGAGGCTGATGATAAGACATTTGGACGTGGGTGCGATTCCCACCACCTCCACCATAAACACACAAACTTGCAAGTTGTAGTGTGTTTATGATGGGGGTGAACAGGTTCGACAGGTGTTGGAAGGTCAGAAGAGAATCACCTAAAGTAACTGCAAACGATAGCACTTACGCCCTTGCTGCCTGATTAGGCTAGCGGAGTCACAACGAGGCTTGGCAACAGAATCCCTTACCTTGGGACCGTTGCTCCTGGACAAGAGTTTAAACTGTCCACTTGGAGGATGTATGCATCAGAAATATGAGTACCCACAACAATTTGAACCAGCAGACTTATCTGAGGGATACGAGTATGTTCATTGGTGCATTCGCCATGGCATCGAAATAGACTTCTACAACCTTCCGCCTGAGCTCATCGGCGATCTTCTCACCATAAAGATAAAAGAATTTTCAAAACACGATATAAGTGATTGAAAACCCTACCGAAAAAAAAGTGAAAAAAAACTAAAAAAAGTGTGTACATCTCCTGGTAACTTGGTATAATGGTACCATAATCAATGAGGAGATACATTATGTTGAAATTTGAAAACCTTGCTCAAGTCGGTGACCGCATCCGTGCTTACGACTTCATGGGTAACAAGGAAGCCTTCATCGAAGGTAAGGTTGTCGCGAAAGGCGCAATCACCCACCCTGTCACAGGTATGTACATGTACGAAGCGTACAGCATCGAGATTGACGTTGATGGTGCGGATTTTGGTCGTGAGGGTGACGTAGGTTACGTACCTTTCGAATCTGGTATGATGGAATATGATGATCGTGTGGAGTTAGTGTAATGAAAAATGAAATGATGGACGCAGTGGTTTACAAGATGATGTTGGATTTGGACCGTATCGCGAATGATATGAACGAAGATCAAAAGGCTCAGGTTCGTAAGGCAATGAGCGCGTTAGTCCGGTTGCGTGTCTATGTTTCCACTGAAGAGGAAGCCGTCAATGCGTAGCATTGACGTGCCAGGTGCAAAAGAGATCTTCGCGAAACAGGATGAGCTCCTGAAAACTTTCACAGTCAATCGTGGATACATCAAAGCCGCAATGGCAATCCACGAGGCTGTGCGCGATGATTACTTCTTTGAGAGGATGCGTAAGCTACGTGCCTCTACTTCCTACGATCGTGCCGCAAAGGCTTACTACGATAAGCACGGCACTAAAGGAGAGTTCTAATGGAATCAATGTCAAATGCTCAAATGATGCAGTGGCTCCGGACGAAGATGGATGCTGTAGAGATCGAGATCAGGTACCTAGAAGAAATCTTGTGTACAACAAATGGTCCAGCAAATGAGTTAATTAATTCACTTTTTTTGCAAAAAGCTATGTACAAAGACTATCAAACAGAGTATAATAGGTACTATAAAAAATGTCAAGAGGAGAAGCTTAATGACACCACAACAGAAAGCCGCTAGACTTCAACTTATTCGTGAGATCGCAGAGAAGTACGAGAACAAAAACTTGTTCGCAAAGAAGATGCGTATGCAAGCAATCCGTGCTCGTAAGATCTCAGAAGCTCAGCAACTGAAAGAAGAACGTCAGCTTGATCGTCAGCTACAAAAGCTTGACGAGAACCACAACCACTGGACAGACGCATCTGCGTTTGCTAAGCAAGCGGTTGGTGATACGTTCATCGCTACCACACGCTTTGACAACGATTGGGACTAATATGTCTACTCCAGCCTGGAAAAAACGTGCACGACAAGAGATACACGTCAAGCAAAAAGAGAAGCGTGAGTATGAGAAGCTTCTCTCAGGAATCAGCAAGGTAAAGCAAGAGTTCAAGGATTACAAGCCGAAACAAGCATTTACTCGTGATGTCAAAGAGTATCCGAGTATGTCTACATCAGATGTGATTCCTGGCACTTGCTCAAAGACTGAGCCACAGCAGTATAGTGGTGACTACATTGTTGGTATTGCTACTATGCATAAATCAAATCTCGTACCAGTCGGTAAGGATCAAGACCCGGCAGAGTACGCCACGATGAGACGTAACTAATGGAAATAGAACTTATAGATTATAACGAGGATACCGGCGTTATGAATCTAAACCTCGATGAGGAAGCAAGGCAATATCTGATCGAGTTAGGTATGAATGCGCTCTTAAAACGAGCTATAAACGAAATGATAGAGGAATATGAAGATGAACAGACAGCAGATGATTGAAGCTCTTCGCAAGGGTTATTGTAACGTAGAATTCACCAAGGTAAATGGTGAGACACGGATCATGGAATGTACGCTTAAAGAAGACATGATTCCTGATAATATGCGTCCTAAGACTGATGGCAATCTGTCAGAAGGTGTTGAGCGCACGATCGATGTTATTAAAGCTTACGATGTTCGTGCAGCCGGCTGGCGTTCATTCAAAGTAGATAATGTTCTTAACTTTGAATCATACAGTGTTGATTCATAAAAAGAAAAAAAGCGAAAATAGTTGTGTACAAACCTCATTTTATGTCGTATAATGGTACCATAATCAATGAGGAGAACAACACATGACTACACTTGATATGATTAAAGAGCTCAACGCTATGGTTGCTAATTCAATGATCCAACCTACTCTTGCTTCAAAAGCGATCACATACATCTCACAAGCGGATGCAGATGAGATCGACGATTTCGATTGCATGAAGACAAGTGAAGCAGTTGACATGGTTTTAGATATTGTAAGGTACATCTAATGGCAGTGCGTAAGAAAAAAGTAGTTGTTCCACGTCGTCCAAAGACCGGACTCGGTGCAGTTCCATTGGACCACAAGCGTGGGTTCGAAGCAATCAAGTATTATTTTCACTATGAGTTAGACACGAAGTCATGTGCTTCGTGCATCAAAGATTATGTAAAGCGTGAATATACAGAGGAACAGGCAAAAGCAATTCTCTTATGTCCTGAGTATAAGTTCACGATAATGAGTCACCACGCAGCCACAGCCTTTCTATTAACGAAAGACTATGACTTCGGTGAAAAGTACTCGGTGTATCCACCTGCCCTCAAGAAGTATTGTGATGAACTACTTGTGATGGGGCAGACGCTTCTTGAAGAGAAAAAGCAAGAAGCAACCGCCACAAGCAATATCGTTGTCCTCTCTCCTCAGCAACGACTTGCTCGCAAGGTCAATAACACGATCATGCGCGACCTCGATGAGCTCGAGGATAAGTGGATCACCGGGGACAAAGCATCAATGGATATTATTCCTGCGATGCAAAAGTATGAACTCAAGGGTGCGGCCGTTCCCCTCATTAGGCCCACCCTTGAGGGATTACTCCTTGATTACAAAGATGCTTATGAGAAGAACTGCGAACAAGCAGTAGAAGGTTATTCGCATCTGACACGACGTGAGATCAAGCGTCGTGCCACAGAACTTGAGAAGATGTTATCTGACCTTGACTCATTCACTAGCATGCAAAAAGCAAAACGTACGGTTCGTGCGAAGAAGCCTAAGGCTGCTGACAAGCAAGTTGCAAGGGTCAAGTACAAGAAGGAAGATGGTGACTACAAGATTGCATCGATCAATCCTACACAGATCGTTGGTGCGAACCAGCTATATGTCTTCAATACAAAGTATCGACAACTCATGGTGTATGTCACGACAGCGACAAAAGGCTTTGAGGTGAGTGGTACATCAATCAAGAACTTTGAATCAGATCTGTGCACGAAGATCACGATCCGTGCAAACAAGGTCGATGAGGTTCTCAAGGCTGTTCTAAATAAGACGCCGAAGCAGATCGATAAGTTCTTAGATACTATAAATAGCAAACCATCCGTACCAAACGGACGTCTCAATGAAGAGACGATATTACTCAGGGCGATTTAATGGAAGAAGTTATTCTCACAAAGAAACGATTTGAGAAGATGGTAGAAGAAAAAGTTACCACACTCTCTATGAGTTACATGGATGCGATCCTCAAGGTATGTGAGGATCGAACCATTGATCCGGGTGATGTAAGCAAGTTCATTACACCGGTGATTAAACAAAAGGTTGAGGCAGAAGCTATCAATCTCAATATGATGAAAGGCGGGAACACCTTACCACTATGATTGCACCATTTGAAGCATTTCGTTATTATCAAGCCTTGAAGCTTCACTTTGATTCAGACTCATATGATGCAGTCAAGTACAACTACAAAACATCTGTGAAGCAGCAGTCGTTTTGGAAACGTAAAGATAAGTACTTCTTTGCAAAGGCTGGTAACCGTTTTAGTAAAGTACCAGAACTCATCAACTTCTATGTTGCCCACTTCATTAGTGATGTGAAGTGGATAGGCGAGATGGATAAAGATGACATCTATGTTCAATGGTGTAAGAAGATACAGAGCATCTCATATACCTTTGAACAAGAGATATATAACTTATCAGAGACCGTTGATTCATTCAATGATCTCTTTGAGATTGATACACACCCACTCGTTGTTACAAAGTATCTAGAGGGTGATGTCAGTCTCGAGACGCTTGTCATTTTAGACAGGCTGACCGGTTTCGTTCAGCGGGCAGGTATCACGGAAACAATTATCTGGCCTGATCTGAAACGAAAGATCCTGAAGTATAGACCTTTCGTCAACGTCGATGAGATGAAGATGAAAAATATTATACTAAAGGTGTTTACATCATGAGCAAATCGTGATACAATATACACTGTAAATACACTGCAATACAAAGGAAAATACTATGTCATTTCAAAACCTCAAGTCCCGCTCTGCGGATATCTCCAAACTCGTAGCTGCCGCTGAACAAGCAGGTGGTGGTTCTCAAGATAAGAAGTCATACGGTGATGATCGTTACTGGCGTCCTGAAGTGGATAAGTCAGGTAACGGCTATGCTGTTCTTCGTTTTCTCCCAGCACCTGAAGGCGAAGATCTTCCATGGGTGAAGTACTGGGATCACGGTTTCAAAGGTCCTACCGGTCTTTGGTACATCGAGAACTCACTGACTACTATCGGTCAGCCAGATCCAGTCTCTGAGATGAATACTCAGTTGTGGAATACTGGCAATGATGAAGACAAGAAGACTGTACGTGAACGTAAGCGTCGTCTCCACTATGTGTCTAACATCATGGTTGTCTCTGATCCTGCTAACCCACAGAACGAAGGCAAAACCTTTATGTTCCGTTATGGTAAGAAGATCTTTGACAAGATCATGGACGTCATGCAGCCTGAGTTTGCTGATGAGGAACCAGTAAATCCATTCGATTTCTGGGAAGGTGCTAACTTCAAGTTGAAGATTCGTAACGTCGAAGGTTATCGTAACTACGATAAGTCTGAGTTCGATTCTGCTTCTAAGTTGGCAGATGATGAGAAGCTTGAGTCAATCTACAACGGTCTGTATTCACTTGCCGAAGTGGTTGATCCAAAGAACTTCAAGTCATATGACGAGCTTAAGACTAAGCTCCACCGTGTGCTTGGTGAAGATGCTGTGTTTACCACAGCTGAGCAAGTCTCATTGGACGAGACTGCTCCTGCACCATCATACACCGCTGCACCAGAGCCTGTTGCTACAGCGGCTCCGGCTCCCGCTATGACTGCGGATGACGATGAAGATGATACTTTGTCGTACTTTGCACGACTCGCGAACAGCGAATAAGAGAAAGGGACCTTCGGGTCCCTTTTTTATTTCTCCAACATGCGCCAGAGATTATCACGACTGTGTGGTGAATCATCACTCTGTAGAACTGCAGGGCTCTGATTATTACCTTGACTACCAGTAAAGTAGTTATTATTCACAATAGGTTGTTGCTGACCGAATGCGTTACGCATATCTTCAAGTGAGTTACTCATCATGTTGATTCGATCTGCTGCCATCTCGTAATCATTCATATCCAACCGGTTGATCTTCGTTGTTCCATCCTTAATCGCAGATGAGAAACGGCGATAACCACTACCTGCGCCTGCAAGGTCAATCATAGCAAAGCGAGCAAGCGAATCAGTAAGCTTGTTGAATCCTTCTAGCTTGGTTGCATCGATTTCTTCAAGCGGCTTTAGATTCTTAACCATCTTTTCGAAGATCGTATCATCATTCTCTGTACCAAAGATCGCATCAAAGACCTTCGCTACCTGATCACCGATAGCACCAAGACCCTGTGCACCGAGTAGACCTACCATTGCAGGCCCAAGCAGTGCAAGTGCAGGAACAACCTTCATAAGATTTTCACCGTCAAGTCCTTCAAGCTCTTTCAGTCCGAGTGCGAAGTTCTTGATGATTGGCACAGCACCGGATCCGTCAACACCAATTGCACCGGCAAGATCACCGATACCAGCGAAGCCAGCAAAGAAGGCTGAGATCCCGGCACCGATTGCTCCCATACCGATAGTAAACTTTGCAAGTGCAGCTGGACTCGTGACCATACCTACAATACCGCCTGCAGACATCAGAACACCTAACGCTGTCATTGAGTCTTGATCAAGGTAGCTAACTGACTCAGCAAATCCTTTGACTGCTTTTTGTACCCCGGTAAAGTCAGCACCTAGAGCAGCGATACCATCAATAGCAGCGAACGGTGCTAGGAACGCAGTGATACCCAGACCCATTGCACCCATACCCATCACGAATGATGCTTTTTGCTTTGCGGTAGTAATCTTACCGAGGATCGCACCGGCACCGAACAATGCAAGAAGTGTTGCACCTGACTTAGCGTCTAGGTTACCTACTGCAGCCGAGAATCCTTTTGTAGCCTTCGCGATACCACTAAAGTCGGCGCCAAGCCAAGTAAGTGCCGCATCACCAGCACCGAGTCCTACAAAGAATGCAGCAATACCAGCGCCGATAGCACCAATACCAATAGCGAATGATGCAGGGTTACGACTTAGAATCGCAGCGATTCCGCCTGCACTTATGATACCACCGAGTGCGGCCATTGCTTCAGGCTTCAGTGAGAGGATTGCATCAGAGAATCCGGTCATTGCTGCTTTGAGTTTTGGAAAATTAAAGTCTGCGTTTAGCCACTTGAGTCCATGTTCACCAAGACCAAGTGCGCCAAAGAAAGCAGGAATTGCAGCACCTAGAGCAGCGATACCAGTAGCACCGCGTGTGCCACCAATTGCACCAAGTCCCATGATACCGCCAAGGACAACGAACGTATCCTTTGGCAACGAGAGAATCATATCAGAAAAACCTATCGCAGCCTTCTTAATATTTTCGTAGTTGTAACTTCCGTCTAACCAACCAAGTGCTTTATCACCAGCAGACAACGCGCCGAAGAACGCAGGGATAGCAGCACCAAGTAATGCAATACCACCGACACCCTTTAAAGCAGCTGCACCTAGAGCACCAATCGCAGCGAGGGCTCCTATACCACCTATATTACCAAGTGAGAATCCTTTACCAGATCCGCCGCCTGTTTTAACACCGCCTGCCTTTGAGATCTTTTCAAGGGCTGCAATCATCTTTTCATCACGGGCTTTACGCTCACGACGTTCTTCTTCATCTAAGGAATTATTTGCTTCAGGTGGTTTGGCAAGGATCTTTACCATTTCCTCGACACGGAACATAGACTTCTTTATCTCGAGAAGATGCCTACGAGAGTTACGACCATCGCGTTCTATCTCATATATCGAGTTAGCCGAGCGTTGGTTAACTTCTTTCAGTTCTTGGATCAGATCACTTAGTTCTGCCATTTTACTTTACCTGTTGTTTAATCCTGTCGTTTTGTTCTTCAACATGCTGTATCAGGAGTGCGACGTAAATATCTCTTTCCCACGGCAACATTGCCTCAATCTCTGTTAGCGAATATTTGTGATGCTGCATCATCGCAAAGTTCGTACGGAACATTGCCTCAAGTGTGTTGTGGGAAAGAGCTATCCGAAAAAATCGGCCAAACCTTCCAGCACCATATCATTTGATGATCCACATTTTGTGCAGTCAAACTTTACTTCTTCGCTCATCTTCGGGAACTCACCAAAGAATTCCTGTACCTTTTCAAATTGTTCCTTGCTTAATGATTCAAGGAACTCAAGTAGTTCTTGTGGTGTATGATCCTTTGCATCATACACGTTCTCGGCATCCCAAATAGAATCAATCGATGATGCAATCAATCCAAGCATGATATCAACCGTGCTGTCACCTGCGTCTTTCATCATACGTTCAACAGTATGAACTGTTGGGAATCGCATCTTAATACCGACGTCATCAGAGACCTGAACCTTTGCTTCAGCCTGTGGGTTACCTTTTAATTTAATCTGGTCAAGGTTAATTGTGACCTCATTCTTCTCTTGGCACTTACTACATTCCAAAAGAACTGTCGATGTCTCACCAACCGACTTTGCACGAATCTTAAGAAAAATATACTCAAGGTCGTACATCGCTAGCTTGTTAATGTCTAGCTTATTAAATGTACATGTCTCAATGATATCACGAATAACTTGCGTGATCTGATTCATGTCCTGTGTTTCGAGAACCGTCAGAAGAACCTTTTCTTCTTTGACAACAAACGGTCTGTATTTAATTGTCTCTCTGCTCGAGGGTACTTCCAATTCATAGGTTGCTGTATTCAGCACTGGTAAAGCCATAATAATCTCCTATAGGGCGTTCGTCAATACATTAGCTGCGATTCCGACTGCTGACCCTGCGAAGTTTGCTGTTTCCCAATCATCATACGCAAAGTTAACTGTCACTCTCACAATTTGGTTTTCGTTACTGTTTCCAAGTTCAATAGACGATACCGAGGTAGGGAACGCGCGCTTGAGTCGGCAAGTATAGATCGGTACATGTTGATCGTTTAGTTGCTGAATGTAAGCGTCGACGGTGTAGTCATTTTTGAACTTCAGTGTTTTATTTGCGGTATCTACGATTTGCTCTTGCCATGTAGTAAACAACTTTTTGATGTAGTAGTCACCTGTCAAGAGAAATGTAAATGAGACTTCGTCGTTGATATAAGCATATGGTTGCTTGACTGTCTTCATCGACGTAGCATAATCTGTTGTAGCAATCGTACGACCCGGAAGCTGAGCTGTTTCACAAAGGAGTGAGATCTCACGTGGATCGTTGAAGATCTGCATTGGGTTTGTATTGCCAGATGCAATGTTTGATAGAATCGTACCTGCGTTCAAGCTGATGAGAGGTAACGGGATGTACACAGAAAATCGATTTGATTTTGCTACTCCGGTACGTCGACCAATCGTCGTCTTGAGTGTATCAATATCCATTGGCAATGCCATTAGATCTTACTCCTAGAATCTTTGTAAACTTGTGTAGCAGTCGCACCCTTGAATCTTTGTACTGGTAGAAACAAAGCGATCTCCCATTCTGTTGGCTCAACTTTTGCAATACGTGAATCGACGTGACTGGTAAGATAATGCTTGAAACAAGGCTTAAAGTATCTCATCTTTCTTGCACTCTGTAGAAGACTGTACCTAGCCCTCAACCGAGTTGACTCGTCGTATTTGTTATTGCTCATTGTATCCATCAAAGAATCAAAGAAACGTGCACGTAGATTAGGTGGTAGGTAATGAAGGTTTAATCCATAAAACCCACCAGGAGCACGATCGACCATAATGATCAATGGAAACTGGTCATAAAAAGGTAGTGTTTCTTTATGCTTAGGATCATAATAAAACATATACATGTCACCCATGCGTGGGCGTGACACCTTTTTAACAGCCTCATCTTTCAGTAGAGACTGTCTATTGATGTTCCGCATGTTTTTCACCTGGTTCCGAAACCATTTCATTGATTCGTCGGAACGAGGTTTCACGCCTGCACGGAAAGCTTTGACCTGTAGGTCTTGAAACAGTGTATTTGCCATACTGTTATTTATACCTTATCCTTTGAGGATTTTAATTCCTAATCCACGAAGTGTATCTTCATGCCATATCTGGAATATATAGCCACGATCTAAAGCGTATGAATTAGCGGCTTCCCATTTGGATTGGTTCTTCACATAGGTCATTACCTCGGTCACATAACGTTTTGTCTTGCGCTTCGGTTCTTTTGGTGGGACTGTTTCTTTCTTTGGTTTGATCTCGATCAGGTATTTTTTGCCGTTAGCAGCCTTGAAGTACAGGTCAATATAGTAACGGTGAATACGGTTATCAGTCTTACAGCGGTATGGTATTACCACTTCTTCTGAGTTCCACTCAACAATGTCAGTGTTTTCATCCAGCCAACGAAATGTATTTCGTTCCCACAGTGATCGAAAGACTACTCTGGTTGGATCACCCTTGTATTTTTGTGGGTTTTTTACTTTGTATTTTCCCTTGTAAGCCATATAAATAACATTAAAGTCTATTGGAGTTGAAAGTGCAAAAGTATAAATTCCCATCAAATATTGAGGATCAGCATGCGATTATGCGTCTTTCAATCTTCGAACGGAACAATGATCTCATCGAAGGTGATCAGCAGTTTGTTGCTACTAACAACCAGCTTTCGAGCATACTACTATATATGCCCACATCAATTCAGTTCAATGACGGCCTTACATTTGAAAACGTAGATATGTCAAATGTTGTGAGTCTCATCTCAGATGGGATTGATGCAGTACGAGGTGGAGGAATTGGTGATGCAGAAGCACGAGATGCATTACCATCTCTACAAACACGTGCTATTTCAAGAGTCGCTGGGTCAGGCGGTGTTTTTGGCGGGCTTTCATCTCAAGCGCTGATTCGTAGTGGACAGGTACTCAACCCACGAACTGCACTTCTTTTCCGTGGTCCAATCTTACGACAGTTCTCATTTACCTTTAAGCTAATTCCAAGTGACAAAGGTGAGGCAGATCAGATTCAAGAAATCATTAAGACAATTCGTCTGAACTCTTATCCTTCGGTTGATGTGTCTCAGTCAGAATCAGTGTTTAGTTTTCCAAATGTATTTCGCATTTCCTTTGTCGAGAATCCTAATTCAGAAAGTGGTGTGAATACACTCAAGATGATTAACATTGCTGACACATATTGCACTGCGATTTCGACAAACTATAACCCAACGGCAAATGCTTTTTATGAGGGTGGATATCCATCAGAGATTGACTTGACGTTGACATTCCAAGAGACACGTGCTCTGAACCGTAACAGTATCGAGCAGGGATTCTAATGCGTTATTTCAAGTACTTTCCAAAGATTAAATACGACCTAGATAATAACAAGCAAACACGAGAGATCGTCGATGTTTTTCGTCTAGCTAAAATCGTAAATCAAGTTGACGATGATATTTCATTCTATAGACTATACACTATCCAAGAAGGTGAGAGGCCAGATCATGTTTCACAAAATTTATACAAAACTCCTGATTACTATTGGACGTTTTTCTTTGTTAATTCTAATCTAAAGAATCTCTATATTGACTGGCCGTTGACCTTCGATGAGATGAATAGTAAGATCGAAGAAGAATACTCAGGTGAGTATTTGAAAGTAGATAGCTATGACCTCTTCGATCAGTTTGTTCTGAATGAAACGATTACTGGTCTTCAGTCAGGCGCAACAGCAGTTATCACTGACAAGAACCCAACGCTTGGATGGATTCGTATCAAGGATAGAACAGGATCATTCAATAGTGGTGAGCTGATTTTCCAGCAGGTCGGTGATGACATCTATAGCATTCAGATTGATTCTACACAAGGTCCATTTAAGTTTGCTCCAGCTCAATATGTCTTTGATGACGAAGTAGTAAATCGTGATACACCGAATGCTGCGATCGTCACGTACTCGGATCTTGAGATCGAAAAGAACGATGCGAAACGAGAGATTCGAGTGATTCGTCCTGAGTTTGTTGACTCAGTTAAACGTCAGTTCAGAGAAGCTATTAATGCCTAGTTATAAGCCGTCCACCGTACGCGTCTATGATGTTTTTATCGAGTCGCATAACGGTAAGATTCTAAACATCACGGATTTATTTTCCTCGATCACGATTAGTGAGAGTCTATGGAATCCTACACTTATCGGTGCAATAGAGCTTATTGACGCTGCAGGCCTGTTGGCTGAGTTGCCTGTCATTGGCCAAGAGAAAGTATATTTTCAGATCGAGAGAGCCGATGCAGTTTATCAATATGAGTTTAGAACAACACATGTAGAAAAGGTTTTGCACAACAACGCATTTACTTTACAATATGTAATTAACCTAGTCGAAGAATCATTCTATAACAATTCAATTCAGTTGGTATCACAAAGCTTTACAGGTCCAATATCAAAGACAGTCGAGATTATTCACAATGACTTCCTTGAAAAAGACATTGATGTAGAAGCAAGTTCAGGTAACTATAACCTGGTTGTACCGAACTGGAGTCCGTACTCTGTGATACGGTGGTGCATGAGACGTGCACGTAACGAAAATAACTCACCTATGATGTTGTTCTCTTCATTATATAACGGTACTCAAATGAAATCAATTGAGACACTCTTTGAGCAGGATCCATTTGCTGAGTACTATCGTAGTAAAAAGAATGAAGCTGATGTAAATCCACAAAAGATGCAACAAGGAGATTTCCCGGACTTCGATGCATTTATGAACTCGGCCTCAGAATTTTATGAACTTGAAGTCGGACCTACTCTTGAGACACTTCATAAGGGTGCGTACGGATCAAAAACACTTTTAGTTGACACGTCGAAGAAATCATACAATCTGTTTGATTTTAAATACAAGGATCAGCAAGATAAAATCGTAAAGCTGTCAAAAGAAACCGTGATGCCAGATTCTTTCTCTATCCTTGGTCAGTCAGCAAATGATTTTACCACGACAAAGCAGATGAACTTTGCCCATTCGTCTGGTAGTTTTGATGATGGTTCATTGTCATATAACAGTGATGTACTTAACACAGAGCCTTTCTTCAACTCATACCTACATACGTTGAATAACTATAGATACCGATTGAAGGTCAACGGTCGATTTGGTTTAGGTGTAGGTCAATGCGTTGACTTAAACATTACAAAGAATATTCTAAAGACCGCCGAGAACTCTAACATGAGTGATGAGAGACGGTCAGGCAAACACATTATTACAAACCTAAAACATATCATCGTACGTTCAGGTGACAACTACGATTACGCAATGGTGTTTGATGCGGCAAGAGATAGTATGGAGAAACCGATAGATGCAGAATGATAATATGACATGGTTTTTTGGTGTCGTAGAAGATCGTAACGACCCCGAAGAAAAAGGACGTGTTCGCGTTCGTGTCTTTGGTGACCATACAGAAGACAAGACTAAGATTCCAACAGAAACTCTTCCATGGGCTCAGGTAATGATGCCGGTGACGTCAGCTTCAATTGGTGGTATCGGTGAGTCCGCAACAGGTATTGTTCAGGGATCCTGGGTTGTTGGATTCTACATGGATGGTGATTCAAGACAGTCACCTTTGATTATGGGTACGATTCCAGGTGACTCTAAACCCACACGAAACAGTGTTGGATTCGGTGATCCTGATGGTGTACATCCTGTCAGATATGGTGAACCTGATACTCCGTATGCTGCACGAGCTGTGACCTTCATGAGCCATGCATCATATATCTCAAAGCAGGATACGCGTGTTGAGCAGGTTGAAACAGCGGTTCCTCCACGTGTCACGTCTGTATCACAGGATTATAACGATTCATACTATACTCGACCTACATGGGATAGTCCACAACACTATGAAGGATTTGAGCCTAACTATCCATACAATAAAGTCACCGAGACAGAGTCAGGTCACGTTTTTGAGATCGATGACACACCACTCAACGAACGTATCTCTCAGTACCATAAAGCAGGTACTAACTATGAGATTCAGTCTGATGGTACAAAGCACGAGACAATTGTCAAAGACAACTACACAGTTATTTTTGGTGACGATCATGTGTATATCAAAGGTAATGCAAATATCACAGTCGAGGGTGACTTACGTCAGCTGGTAAAAGGAAATTACCACCTCGAGGTAAATGGCGATAAGACTGAATTGATCCGAGGATCAATACAAAGAAAGATCAACAACTCAGAGCATGCAGAGATCGGCTTTGAGCGAGCAGTCAATGTCGGCGGAGATGATAAGCTTCGTGTATCGGCTGATCAAACAATCTATGTTGGTAAAACACGTGATGCAACGATAGGTACGACTGATGACGTCTATGCCGGTACGTCTGCTATGTTGGCGACAGGAGGTGGGTTAACACTTTATGGTGGTGCCTCGGCTGCATTGAACTCAACAAATACTGTTGTATCCGGGTCAGTATCTCTTAACTTAGATTCGATTGCTGCATTGAATATTACGTGTGATAACTTGATGACGATTAACGCTGCGACTGGACCAGGAGGTGTACTTGCCGTGAATGCTATCAACGGTACAGTTGCATTTACATCTGGTGACGTAGTTGCAAATAACATTAGTCTTGTTACACATACTCATACTGATACTCCTGGCCTTGGTGCTGGAGTGACATCTCCTCCAAACGCGGTGTAAAATATGACAGAACTAGTATGCGGAAAGAGCATTGATTTTACTGACTTACTGACAGTAAAGAATGCAATCAAGGTATCATCACTGCTAGGACGATTAGGTACCACATCACTCGTAGCTTCATCGTCGACAGCGACAGGGCTCATCAGCAATTTACAGAGTGCTATCGATACCGGCGCTCAGATTGCAAGTGGTGATTTCTCGGCTATTACAGGTTTAGCGGGAGAAGAGTACTCATCATATATCTCTGAGCTTCGTGATAAGTGGGGTGACATATACGATGAGTTTGATGACTACATTGCAGCCATCCCAAGTGCAGAACAGATTATCGCAGGTGCCGAGGTACCTGATATATGTAGTCTGATACCTAATAAAATTCGTGTCCCAAATGATGATGGTACGTTTGAAGTCATTAGCCTACCACAGGTATCTGCTATTGCAGACGCTGCACCATCTCGTGAGCAAGCACTGACACGCACCGTTGTTGATAAGGCACAAAATAATTCTGAGAACTCACCTGCTACTGAGCTTACGAGGATTGATGTTATCACTGACTACGAAACAAAAGTAGCATTACCGATTAAGAACTATCTGGATTCTTACTTTGTTGGTCTGACTGAGTCACTCATAGATATTAGAAAAACATATGTAGAAGATGAGAAGTGGCAACAAATACTACAGAAGGCAGCTGATACTGGACTCACACTTGACGAGTTAGATCAGAACGGTTCGTTTACCACTGTCGAGGCGTCATTCTATCGTGATTATGTTGACAACTACCTCTCTCAGAGTAAGTCATTGTCAGTACGTCGTGCTAAGATTAAAGCGTTAGTGAAGTCATACGAAAAAACCGTGGCTGGTCGTGTGCCGGCAGATGACTTTAATTTTGAGTATAACAAATATAAAGTCAACGAGAGAGTGTTTAATCCGACTGATGCCGAAGCGCTTGCTAATGCATTAGCTATTATAGGCGATAATGATGCAGCCGTGATTAATTACTATAAATACTTCAATATCTTAAATTAAGGTATAAATAACAGTATGCCACGTACACAAAATTTATCAGATTTAGATCTTAAAAAGTCGATCATCACCGCAAGGCAGTCGGTGTACTCTGACTTTGATCTATCACTCAAACCACATCCAAACACGGGAGATATCACAACACTTCGTGATATTAACTCTGTTCGTCAGTCTATTAAGAACCTGATTCTTACAAATCCTGGTGATAGACCCTTTTCTCCTAACCTTGGATCAGGCGTACGTGGACTCTTATTTGAACCTGTTGATGCGTTCACGGCACTTGACATCAAAGAAGTCATTGAGACCGTAGTGTCTAACTTCGAGTCACGTGCACAGCTTTTAGATGTGACGGTCACAGATGAAGCAGACAATAACAGGTACCGTGTACAAATACAATTCCAAATTATTACTTCACTCGATACGGGTGAGGTTGATTTCTACGTCGAGAGATTACGCTAATGGCAACTACATCAAATAACAGACTGAATGTTACAGAACTGGATTTTGATCAGATCCGTAGTAACCTAAAAACATACTTGGAAGGACAGACACAATTCCAGGATTATGACTTTAACGGTTCTGGTATGTCAACTCTCATTGACGTATTGGCATACAATACATTCTATAATGCTTTTAACGCGAACGTACAGTCAAACGAGTTATATCTTGAGACTGCACAAGTACGTAATAACGTGGTATCACACGCTAAAACACTTGGTTACGTACCACGTTCTGTCACTTCATCTTTTGCTACTCTTGATGTGACAGTTAACAATCCAGTTGGATCACCTTCTACACTGACACTCAATCGTGGCACTGTGTTCTCTACACGTATCGATGACAAGACGTATGCGTTTGTAAACCTAGAAGCACAAACTATTAACCCGGTTGATGGTGTTTACAAGTTCTCTAATCTCACTGTCAATCAGGGTAAGATTCGTTCGTTCGAATACGTCGTGGACAATACGTCACTTAGTAAGTCTTATGAAATTCCTGATGCGAATGTAGATACAGCTTCTCTTATCGTAAAGGTACGACCTAACCGCGCGTCAGACGATGAAGCGACATATGCACGTGTCACTAATGTTGTTGATGTAGATGGTGAGTCACAGGTATACTTCCTTCAAGAAGGCCTCGATGGTAAGTTTGAGGTGTACTTCGGTGATGGGATCTTTGGTAAGTCAGTCGAAGCCGGAAACGTTATCGAATTAGAATATCTTGTAACGGACGGCGAAGTAGCAAATGGTGCTTCGGTGTATGCACTCGAAGGTAATGTCGAGGGTAACACAAATGTCACGGTCTCAACAGTTGCTAGATCAGCTGGTGGGTCGGATCGAGAAGAGATTGATTCGATTAAGTTCAACGCTCCACTTTCTTTCTTGTCTCAGAACCGAGTTGTAACAGCCGATGACTATGTAACGATCATCAAGAACAACTATTCAAACGCAGATTCAGTTGCGGTATGGGGTGGAGAAGAAAATGATCCTCCACAATACGGTAGCGTGTTTGTATCCATTAAGCCTAAGAATGCCGAGACACTTGACGAAGCTCAAAAGCAGTTTATTATCGATGATATCTTAAAGACAAAGAACCTTGTATCGATTACTCCACAATTAGTAGATCCGTCATACACGTATCTGTCACTTGAGGTATTCTTTAAGTACGATCCAAACCTGACATCATTGACATCTGGTGAGCTTCAGCAGAAAGTATCTCAAGTTATTTCGGACTACAACGATACCGACCTCAAACAGTTTGATGGCGTATTCCGTCACTCAAAACTCCTTGGTCTCATTGATGATAGTGACGCGTCGATTCTAAATACAACAGTACGTGTCTTCATGCAGAAGAGGTTTGTGCCTACCGTCGGCCAGTCACTGAAATATACCCTTGAGTTCTCTTCACCACTCTACACAACAGTGTCGAATGAAGACGTCATTGAGTCAACTGCATTTACTTACAATGGATTCACTTCTTTCTTCGAAGATATCCAGCCAGATCTAACAGAAGGCACAACACAGCATCGACTACAGATCTATAGATTTGCAGGTAACCAGAAGATTATTCAGGTACAGGATGCAGGGTACATTGTTCCGGAAGAAGGCCTTGTCATCCTCTCATCATTTAACCCAGAATCATTCGTTGGTGATTACATTACGATCACATCATCTCCTGATTCAAATGATGTTGCACCGAAGCGTAACCAGCTTCTACAAATTGACATGAACCAAGTTACGATTGAACCACAAGTTGATACGATTGCGACAGGTGGTGTGGTCGCCGGTATCGGATATCAAACAACTCCGAGACATAGCAGCTAATGTATTACGATATTGAAAGTGTATTACCCGAGTACCTAGTATCAGAAAAGCCTGAACTAGTTGCTTTTATCAAAGCCTACTATGATTGGCTAGAGCAAGATGGTAATCCTGGAAGTGTAATCAATAAACTATCAATGTACCGTGACATGGATCGTGTTGCAGTAGAGTTTCTCGAGTATCTGCAACGTGAGATCGCGATATCGATTCCAGCTAATATTCGTGCTGATAAACGTAAATTGTACAAGAATGCTGTAGACATCTATTTGTCACGTGGATCAGAGCCTTCATACAAGGCCTTGTTTAACTTAGTATTCAATGACGAGATCGAACTATTCTTCCCTCGTGTAGATATCCTAAAGCCTTCAGACGGTAAGTGGGATGCAGCAAACCAACGCTGGTTGAATGACGACGGTAAACTATCTGTAAAGAAGTTTATTCAGGATTCACGGTTCTATCAGTCATTCTCATATGTAATTAAGACTGGACAGACAATTGACTTTTGGCGTGACTCGGTCAAAACGTTGTTACACCCAGCTGGCTTTGCATTCTTTGGACAAGTATCAATTCTGTCTGATGCAACGAAAAAGATGCCTAAGGTTCAGCCAGGTGAAGATGAAGTAACGGATCAGGGAGTACCAATCATTCTCCCGGTAGTTCAGGTACCTGTCAGAGTCGCTGGATTCTTAGATATTAAATTTACTATTTTTTCCCAAAGTGATATCAAACTTGGGCCGACATGGATGCATATTGATCGATATAAATTTATTAATGATGAACCCATATCACGGTATGGGATTTACAACGTTGGTGATGCGATTGAACATGCGAAAACGAATATCTCTATTCAATCAGATATATCAACCACAACAGTATAAATAAACCCAAACAGGTAATGGAGTTTTAACACAAATGGCCGCAATCATTACTCAAGACATGCGGATTAAGAATGCATCTAATTTTATTGATACAATTGCAGATGCTGGCGAATCCATCTATTTTTATATCGGACGTTCACAAGAATGGCCCAACTCAGATTCTGATGTTGCCGATCCAGAAGATAGCACTGCAAAAGTTAACGAGACAAAGTCAAAAATCTTTGCGATGAAGATCGTCGCTGGTTCTGATGTCACAAATGCTATTACACGGTATAACTGGACATCAGGTCAGACATATTCAGAGTGGGATGACCAAGACGAACTTATTTACAATAAGCAGTTCTATGTAATCACCGACGAATTTAACGTCTATAAGTGTTTACAAGCAGGAACTGGTCCGTCACTGAACAAGCCGACAGGTACTAACACCGCTGCTCAAAACGATGAGAGCGCTGATGGTTATATCTGGAAGTACATGTTTACACTTTCAGGTACTCAGTCAACTAAGTTCTTGACTAACTCATTCATTCCAGTTTATACGACAGACCCTGCGGTTGATGACGGATCACAACAATATAATGTTCAAGCTGCAGCTGCAGACGGTGGTATTCACCGAATCAAAGTAACAGCGGGTGGTTCAGGTTACACATCAATCCCAACCGTTGTAATTAACGGTAATGGTTCAGGTTGTAGCGCGAGTGCAACGATTGATGTTAACACCGGAACGGTAACTGCGATTGATGTTCCTAAAGTATCTGTTGGATCTGGATATAGCATTGCATCTGTAGAGATCACTGGCGGCGGTGGTACTGGAGCAACTGCTCGAGCGATCATCTCTCCGGCGGGCGGACACGGGTACGACCCGGTACGTGAGCTAGGGGGTTACTTTATGATGGCTAATATTCAACTAGACGGTGCAGTAGGTGATGGTGACTTCCCAATCGACAATGATTACCGTCAGCTAGGTCTGATGCGTAATCCTCTGAACTTTGGTACTTCAACAGTAGCCACGGCAACTACGTTAAATACAACATATACGATCAACTATACAAATGGTTCAGGTACTTTCCTGCCAGATGATTTGATCGAGGGATCAGTCACAGAAACACAGGCTTATATTGATTCTGTAGACACAACGAATGAAAAGGTACGTTACCACCAAGAAGCTGCTTCTGGCTTCGGTACATTCCAGGTTGGTGAAACAATCACTGGATCTGTGTCAGGTGCAACTGCTACTATTTCAAGCGTAGACGATCCTGAATCTGATCCATTCACTGGTGAGATTCTTTACATTGAGAATCGTACCCGAGTGAATCGCTCAGAAAATCAGATTGAAGACATTAAACTTGTTCTAGAATTTTAAGGTATTATTAAATGGCTATCGACTTCAACAATGATCCGTATTTCGATGATTTTGACGTAGCCGGGGCTGACGGTCTAACACCCAAAGAAAAATACTATCGTATTTTATTCCGTCCTTCGGTTGCTCTTCAAGCTCGTGAATTAACACAGCTTCAGTCGACTCTTCAAAATCAGATCTCATCCTTCGGCGATCACATGTTTGAAGACGGAGCAATGATCATTCCAGGATCAACTGCTGTTGATAAGGAATACGGCTTCGTAAAATTACTTGATAGCTTTGGTGGTAGTGACATTGAGACATACCTATCAGAACTCAATGGTACAAAGGTAACTGGCCAGACGACTGGTGTCGAAGCAAAGTGTGTCGGTGTTGTATCACGTACTGATGGTGGTGATCCTCCAACACTGTTTGTTAAATACCTTAACTCTGGTACCGATAAGGTCACAAAGCAATTTGCAGCTGACGAAACACTTATCTCAGACGGGACTAATACCCGATCGGTTACAATTGAAGCGGCAGCTGAGACTCCAGTAGGATTTGGATCTGCGGCTAAGATCGAACCAGGTGTATACTATGTAAACGGAACATTTGCATACGTAACTACTCAGACATTAGTCCTGAGTAAGTACTCTACCAATCCATCTGCTCGTATCGGTTTGACTATCAGTGAAACTACTGTTTCAGCTCAAGAAGATCAGACGCTCAATGATAATGCTGCAGGCTCACCTAACTTCGCTGCTCCTGGTGCGCACCGATATCAAATCACTCTGACCCTTGATTCAAAAGATATTAATGGAACAGACGATGATAACTTCATTGAACTGATTCGTATCGTATCAGGTAATATCACAAAGCAAGTACGATCAACCGAGTACGCAGTACTTGAAGATACACTTGCGCGACGGACATACGACGAATCAGGTAACTATACTGTTCGTCCATTTAATATCGATGTACGAGAGCATTTAAAGGAAGATGGTAATCGTGGTATTTACACTGCCGCTGAAGGTGGTGATGAGACAAAGCTAGCCGTTGGTTTCGAACCCGGTAAAGCATATGTTCGTGGATACGAGATCGATACACTCTCTACTACATACGTTGATATCGATAAGGCACGTGATACACAACAGTATATTAACTTTATTGCACCGTTCTTCATTGGTAACTATACGCTCGTTAATACAGTTTCTGGTATCCCACAAATTGATGTCAATGAGAAGCTAGAGCTACTTGATAACACAAGTGGTGGTGCAGTTGTTGGTTCGGCTCGGGCCCGTGCATTTGAGTACGACTCAGGTACAGCTGGAACTTCGGGTGCGGTTTATAAGTTATACCTGTTTGACATTCAAATGAATACAAATAAGACATTCTTAGAAGACGTCAAACAGATTCGTGCACAGAATTACACAGCCGGAACTTTCGAATTCATTGGTAACACAGTTCTTGATGGTAGTTCATACGCTCAGATTATCACGCCGCCTAGCGCAAAGAACAATATGTTCATCCAGCTTCCGAATAACACTGTAAAATCTATTCGTAACTCTGCTGGTGAGATCGACACATCGATTCAGGTCACTCGTGTGATTCGACGCAACCTGACTGGTGGCATATCATCAATTAACTTGACAACTACTGGTGAAACGTTTGAAACGCCTTATGATCCAAATGACTACACAATGGTCGGTGACGATGGAACTGTATATGACCTAGATGCTTCAACTGGTCGTCTTACACTTGCAAGTGGTGACAACACAACACTTAACATTGACTTGTCTGGTGAAGTTTCTGTCCCAGCATCGGTTACCATTATTGCTACAGTTAATGTTGGCCAAGCACAGCATAAGCAGAAAAACTTACAGTCTAACTTCAACCATAATATTGACAGTCCGAATAGTACTGCAAACGGTTATGACTCACTGGGTAAAGCTGACATCTACCGTTTAGTTGGTGTATATGATTCACTCAATCCTGGTGTAAATGCAACAACATCTGACTTGGATATCACTGAACGTTACGAGCTAGATGACGGTCAACGTGATAACTTCTACAACCTAGGTCGTATACGATTGAAGCCTGGCTTCTCGTCACCAACAGGTCGTATCCTCGTTGTGTTTGATTACTTTACTCATACGTCTGGTAACTACTTTGCTGTTGATTCATACTCACCTGCACAGGTAGATTACGAAGATATTCCAACGTATAACTTGGCCGGTGAAACAATCCAGCTTCGTGATGTATTAGACTTCCGTCCACGTATCGCTGATAGTGGTGATGACTTCGACGAAAACGATGGTGCAGAAAACTTAGAGATACCACGTGTCGGTTCTAATATGACACTTGACTTTAATTATTACTTGCCACGTATCGATAAAGTCTATCTTGATCCGAATGGTAACTTCCGTGTTCTTGAAGGTGTATCATCACCTAACCCGGCTACACCACCAGATCCAGATGATGGTATGGTGATCTATAGCCTGTACATGAATGCATACACATTTAATACAAGCGACCTGACACCTAACTTTATTGACAACAAGCGTTATACAATGCGTGACATCGGACGTCTCGAGACTCGAATCAAGAACCTCGAGTACTATACTTCATTGTCACTGCTTGAAAAAGAAACTGCTGACATTCAGATCCTTGATACTAACAATGTTGATCGATTCAAGTCAGGGTTTGTTGTTGATCCATTCTATGGTCACAACGTCGGTAACCCATCAGATCCTGACTACCATATCTCGATTGATGCTGAAAGAGGTGAAGCTCGTCCACAGTTCTACGAAGATTCAGTTCGTATCAACATTAATGAGTCGCTCTCTTCTAACTACCAGATTACAGGTGATGTGGTATCGCTTCCGTACTCTGAAGTCAAGCTGATTGAACAACCATTTGCTTCTCAGGCAGAGAACGTTAACCCATACGATGTATTCCAATGGGTAGGTCAGATCGACATGTCACCATCTAATGATGACTGGAAAGACACTGAAACACGGCCGGAATTGATTGTTGATAATCAAGGGCTCTTCGATGTTGTTAACTCACTCTCTGACGAAGCAGGTGTGTTAGGTACTGTTTGGAACGAATGGGAAACACAATGGGCTGGTCGTGAGATTGTAGTAGGTTCAAGCGATACCCAACGTGATGGTCGTCGCTTATTCCAAGACATTATTACGGCGCAACAGGCAACACAAGCACGATCTGGTATTCGTACTTCGGTATCACCTGATACGATTCAAACATCTTTCGGTGAGAGAGTTGTTGACATTCGTATGGTACCATTCATTCGTTCACGCCGTGTCAAGTTTAAGGCAACACGTCTGAAGCCTAATACCAAGTTCTTTGCGTTCTTCGAAGACGTAAACGTATCAGACTTCACACGTCCTATCTCGGCTTCGAACTTTGTACGCTTTGTTGATACACCAGTTGATCCTGAACCAGATCGTGATGCGGTGCGTCACCCTGAGTTGACGTCAACTGATATTACTAACGGTGCAAATGCATTGTTCTCGGATGCTACTGGTACACTTCACGGTGAGTTCTACATTCCAAATACAGACTCAGTCAGATTCCGTACAGGTAACCGGTTGTTTAAGCTCATTGATACTGACTCAGGTATCGATGCGAACATTACTTCATCGGCACGCGCTACATACTCAGCTAATGGTCTGGTAGAGGTCAAGCAAGAAGTATCACTACGTTCACCAAGCTTGATTCAAGAGAACGTACAAGATATTAACCGTAACGTTACGATCTTCAATACCTCGACACGTACTGTTGGATGGGTTGACCCATTGGCACAAACGTTCTTGATTGATACAGATAACGGTGCATTCCTCACAAAGGTTGGTATTTACTTTAAGTCTAAGGACCTAAACATTCCTATCACCTTACAGATCCGTGCAGTTGTCAATGGTTACCCATCGAATGAGATCGTACCATTTGGTGAGGTTGTACTACCAGCTGCCAATGTGAATGTTTCAGAAGATGCATCGGCAGAAACTCTGTTTACACTTCCATCTCCAGTTTACTTGAGACAGGATACTGAATACGCTGTGTGTCTGCTCGCTAACTCAAATCAGTATGAGGCTTGGATAGCTGAGCTTGGACAAAACGCAATTGGTACAACACGACGTATCTCTACACAGCCATATGCTGGTGTAATGTTTAAGTCACAGAACGGTTCAACATGGTCTGCTGACCAAACAAAAGATATGAAGTTTACCATGTATCGTGCATCATTCGATACATCTGCTTCACAGGTTGTATTCCAGAACGGTAACGTACCACTTCGTAACTTACGACTCAATCCTTTCTTCACGACTTCTTCGTCTAGTAAGGTAATTGTCAAACATCCTAACCATGGAATGTTTGAGGGATCTGAGGTTGCGCTGACTGGTTGCGATGCATCAGTAAATGGTATTCCAGCTTCTGACCTGATCGGACAGTACACTATCACAGATGTTGAGATCGATCAGTATCAGATCACGGTAAATACTGCTGCTACATCAGACGGAAATGGTGGTGGTGCAAATGTGTTTGCAACAGAGGATAAGCGTCTTGATGTTATGAATCCTGCGATTCAACAGATGATTCTGCCTAGTACGAATATTGCTTATGAATTCAGGGCAGCAAATACTAAATCACTTGCTGGGTCTGAGACTAACTTGTATGAGGTACCAGTTACCTACTCACAGGTTGTGGCAAACACAAACTACTATCCAGATGCTCCAAAAGTAATTGCATCTTCTGTGAATGAGACAATTAACGTTAACCTAGATAAGTCATTCTGGTTACGTGCTACACTGTCTTCTGCTGCAGAGAACCTGTCGCCGATGATTGATCTTGAAAGAACATCGATTGTTTCGGTAAGTAACCGAATCGATAATCCGAAAGATCCATTGTCATCAGAGACTGGTAAAAACTCGGTTGTTGGATTCACTGAAGAAACAGAAGCAACTGGTGGTTCTGCGCTTGCTAAGTATATCACTCGTAAGATTACACTGAACAATACATCAGTAAGTCTGCGTATCGTATTTGGTGGTAACAGACCTGCTGGTTCATTTATCGATGTTTACTTCAAGACACAAGCATCTGAAGATGAGACACCGTTTGATGAAATCGGATGGACACTGGCAACTATTGATTCCACTGTACCTACAACAGATGATCGCACGATCTTTAGTGACTATGAATACACTATAGATAATATTACACCAAACTTCAATGCATTTGCCGTGAAGGTTGTAATGAGATCACAGAGTTCAACTGCTGCTCCACGTATTCGAGACTTTAGAGCTATCGCGTTAGGTACATAATGAAATTAAAAGTTGAAGGTCGTGAGGACCTGGTAAGAGATACCAGGTCTCATGCGATCATAAACACCGATGAGACAGCCTTGGAAAAGGCCAGAGAAAGGGCTGCAAAGGCAGCAGAGAAGAATAAAGAGTTTGAAGATCTGAAATCAGATGTTCAAGAGATTAAGAAACTATTAAGTCAATTAATGGATAGGGTATAACATGGCAGTAACAAATGTCACACTTCAAGACTCCTTTGACGATTGGCGTCAAAAGACAAATACGATTGCATCTGACGTCGGCGATCTCAGTGCACTGACCGGTTATACATCGACCAATATCGTAGCTGCCCTGAATGAGGCTAAATCGGTTGCATCATTCAATGACAACCTAATCTTGAATGATACGAGTGGCGACGGAACTACCGTGTTTAATACTACGGCCGCTAACCTAAATATTAATATTGACGGAACCACTACACTTGCACTTGACGAGAATGGTAACGTAGCTGTCACAGCAAACTTAACCGTTGGTGGTACAGCCGAGATTACAGGTAATACTGAAATTGATGGGACACTTTCAGTTTCTTCGGGTGCGACGATCACGGGTAACGTGACTGCTCGTAGCGATTTGTATCTTGGTTCAAACAACGCTGGATCAACATATACATATTACTACGATGACACAGCCAATACTTTCCGTTATATTGTATGGGATGATACTGCACGTGAGTTCCAGCTTCAGGACAGTGACGGCGTTGATCGTGTCATCATCCATAGCAACTCACCACTTGCAGGTGGATTGCTAAATGAAAATACTGTGGATCACACAAAGTTTTATAATGATGTCAACTTCAAAATCCTTGATTCTTCAGGCGGAGTACTGAAAAGCTTATGGGGTGCTGGTGACAATCCAGGAGATTAATTATGGCAATTCGCAGACCATTGAAAATCGAGGGAACTGATCTTAAACAGTTCTCTGACGATGAACTCTTAGATATGAAGCAGCATATGGCTAACATATATTCTGCATCACCGACTAACTATCTACGATATCTTACCACCGGTGGAAGCCTAGGAACTATTGAAGACACAAGGCTGACTTCAGGTACCGCTGTCTCTGAGACCGGTAACCAAGATGCAGATGACGATGGTGCATCTGAATTTCCAACAGAGCTGGAGACCGGTGAGCCTGAAACAAAAACAGTTCAGTTCAGTCGAATCGATCACGTAAACTCTCCTCCATCACCAGCTGAGCTCGGTACAAGTGGCACACATTATTTTATTTACTTTAATGCAGAAAACAATGTACAAGTGATGACACTGCAGGATATGATTGATACGTTCGCGCCATATGTAGCGGACTACATGGCATATAACAAGTATACTATTTCAACTGCTGCCACACTTAGTGGTTACGCAGAAATGGGTGTTGTATATGCAGACACGCGTGCAGATGTAGCGGCTTATGCAGCAGGTAATATCGGAGGAACTGGTACTATTCAGGATCTACCACAGACTATAGCAGAGTATCGGCTATATGGTAAAAACAATTTCACAGTATCTCCAATACAACCAGCATATATTGATTCAAACAACAACATTCGTGTCATGTCTGATGTTGACCGTAATAGTCGGCTGTATGAAGTATCACGACATGCACTGACAAATGTGGCTGGTATGATCCCGGACTTCTCGATCGATGGACCGGGAACTACATTAGGATCAGTTATGACGAATACAAAGCTCAATGGATCAGGCAACTATCAGACAAGGTTTGTTGGTGTTGATGATTACAGAGCACAAGAATTCCCGAACGGATCGTCAGAAGTAGTTAACCAATACAGATTAAAGGGTACGTTAGTATGATTTTAGAAAATGGTAAGTTCACAGAAGCGGTGTATGCTTCAGGACGTAAAGACCTTATTACTGCTCTATGGCGTTATGACGGAGCAGATGAGTTCATTGAAGTCAACATTGAGACTGATTTAGAAAACGAGATGTATATTACGCTTCTCGACACCTTTACTGTTGATCAGATCTCTAACATGACGAATGATAAGCATAAGCGTGAGATCGCAGCATTCGAAGCTATGATGAAAGATGTCGGTGAAAAGTTTGGTTTGCTTTATAACGCCGATGCCCTTGCAGAACATAACGGTAAGAAAGAAGTACATAGTATTGACCACATCTTCGAACCACCAGAAGGAACTGAGGGTGAGGATCTGTTGTTCAACCTGAAGCTTAGAGTATTTGACATGGACGAAGTCAATGACTCAAAGCGTACGAAGGTAAAGAAACAACTAAGAGAAGCAAAGACTCCACTAGAAGTACTTTACCTTGCAGGTAAGTTCCTATACGAATAAATCGTAGTACTTCCAGTTCTTAGGCCGGTTGTCCATATTAGTAAAGTGAACGAATTTGACATCATCGTGAAATTCGCCACCCATGAACATGAAAGGATTGCCGGTCTTTTCTTTATAAAGACGATTCATACGACCGATCGAACTGCGCTCTGACTCACGGGCATCCATCCTTGCAAACCATGCATCAGGCATAGAGATCATCTCAAGCTGTTCCTTTGCCGATTCCTCTACAAAGTTTTGTTCACCATTAATAGGGCCTGTGGTTACACCTTCCTTGATGTATTTTGTTTGCCAGTAGCCCGGGTTCTCCATGAACTTATCATAGATGTATTGACAATCCTTTGGATAGTACTTGTAGAGTCCACCATTGACCTTCCAACCATGAGCGGACGTATCATTACCTCTCCACCAATTCGGAGCATGTGCAAACTGGCCAGGTTCAATAGGAAACTCAAATAACTTTGTGTAGTCACCTACAAGCAAGACATCGATATCCATGACACATACAGGTTCATCTGACCCTGTGTTCATGGCAAGCATCTTATTCCACTGTAGTTTTATACGTCTGTCGTATTCATCACGGATCCATACAAACTCATAGTCTAGCTTAGACTCAAGGTATTCTTCGTACTCAGGTCCGTAACGATCACCGATTCTAACCGCGTAGATTTTCATTATAAAATGGATCCTTAAAAACGTTTTTACCCATGACCACGGTGTTTTCTAACTCATAGTAACGCAACAAGCTTTGATGGATTTCTTGTGGTCTCATCTTATGTAGTAGGAACATATAAGAGAAGATATTAGAGAATGCAATCAGGTTTGTCTTTGACTCATCGACATCAAGCATATCATTTACAACATCACATTGTACAAACTCAACGTCCTTGACCTTGTGAATCACATCTACCCACTTTTGATCGTCAAAGTATGTTAGGTTCTCTTTGACCACGTCTGTCCTGTAATCAACGGTATCGATGTAGCAGTCGTGGTTCTTACCGATGTATCGTGATACTGTATCGATATCCTCAGGTTTATTCACCCATTCATACAATAACTGTTTCCATTTGAGAGAAGTTGTGTTATAATCAAATACGACAAGCTTAGTTTTCTTGTGACCAAACTTATGCCATAGGTACTCGGCCATCTCACCTGATGCCGGTGAATAGATGACATCATATTTTCTCTGTGGGATCTTCTCATATTTCTTCAGTTTCTCATTGTTCTTGACGTACACAATATTGTTTTCACGGTTTCTCTCCATGTCTAACATCTCAGACATCTTTTCACGTTCAGGATATGTAAAGAACTTACACGTACGTTCCATATCAAAGTTGAGTATCTGCTTACCGTCTTCAAGAACCTTTGTGATATATTCGGCCATGTGACACTTTTCGACTTCACCCCACTGATCAGATGGCTTGACCCAAAACGGAGTGTAGTCATCATGTACATTCCCTTCTGATCTCTCTGGGATCATAACCTTGCCGGTGTAATCACCCCAGACCATGGGTCTGCCAATCTGACGCCAGTGCCTTAGGTCCATGAACATTGTTTGTAAATGTAATCGACCGTATGGTTTATGTGGGTGAAAGAGTAGGTGACCACGACACACCGTTTCTGATTTACAGAACTTATCAAAGTAGTCTGCAATAGTCTGTGGCGAATCTGATTGATACGACTGATAAAACGTACCGGTCAATGAGATCATTGCATGATCGTATTCATCTGACTGTTCGAGTGCTTCATCAAGATTACGAGTGAAAATGACGTTGCAGTCCTTTGATCCACGGTTATTCCAACCAATACCTGTGAACCAAGTCAGAGTTGTAAGGTACTCATGGAACTCATTCCATTCTAACTTAGGATAGAGTACAATGATATGAACACGTTTTGATGATTTGTCTGTGTTATGATTTGAGTTCTCAATGATGTACTCACCTAGTTCTTCAAAACTCAGCATTCGGATGTTCCTTGCGCACAGAGTCTACAAACAACTGGCGTCGTTCTTTATTCGACCCACCATGAATGATAAAATGAAACCGTGGTTCCCTACTAAAGTTTGCTGCCTCATGAAAGCAACCATTGTTAAACCAGTAACACTCGCGTGGTTGGAACGGTACTTCTTCAAGTGTATCGGCATTGCGTAGATAGCAGTTGTCTGGTTGTGTGATACAGATGTTCATCGCTGTCATGACGTTATTCTTGAGCGGCATTCCAGGTTTCCACTTGTGTGTATCAGTATGCTTACGAATAAAACCCCATGGTTCGAGTAGCATAAAACGACAACGACCATACAGACCATTGTTCGGAAATGTGTTCTGCAACCAGTCTGTCATTACAGGTGCTAGGTCACATAACTCGGTCCAATGATACTTTTCTTTGTTTGGATTATAACCTGTGATATTCCATGCATCACCGTGTAAAGTAGCTGATGCCCAACCTCTACCATCATTCATACGGTGTGAAGTGAACAGTCCAAGGTCATATATGTCCCTTGCTTCTTGCTGTACTTTGGCCGGGATTTTTATGTCTGCTTTGAGATATAAGAGGTTGTTATCGGTACACCATTGCAGTGCACGTTCAAACTCTCCAGCAGTCTGTGATCCATCCATCTAATTCTTCCTGTTTCTTGCCTTCATTCAAAATGCAGATCTCGTAGTCGTCACGTTTCTTTTTGGCATACGGATCTTTTTTATATGTCGCACCCTTCCAGTAACTGTAGGCAATACCAGTTTGAAAAGTATCGACGTCGATGTCTTCATTAAATAGGAACTTATCAATCCCTTTGTACTTAAACAGAATCTTGTCACGATGATTCTGAAAGTAGTTATATACATCCAGGCCTTGGTCACCTGACCACTTCATGACCGATGAGTTATATAACGTAGGAAAGTCTTGTCCAAAGCCAGGCTCCAAGAATCCTTGTTTCCACTTTGAGTATAACACCGTGAGTGTCCTTGTCTCTGTTGTGTACAACCGAGAGAACTCATTATGTATGACAATATCAAGGTCAAATAAGATATTATCGCCTGATTGAAACTTGTTTAGGACGTGTAGCTTATTCCACCAGCCTTCTAAGTCTCCCGGGAGTGTGCACGTGTCCGCCCACGGGACCACGCCGGTAGTATCATCAGTGTGGCAATAAAACTCAAAAGGGCCTGGGCAAAACTGATCAACCATACTATAGAGTCGGTTTACATACTCGGCCGAGTACTTATCACCCCACTTCACGCAGTGTATATTCATAATGTACCTATGACCATGTATCTCTCGTATCGATCGTTGACTTGTGTATCTGCATAATATATATTATTGAGTCCGGTAGACTCAACGAACTCATCGAGTGAGTTCTTGCAATTCGTATGCTCAGGTATGTGATGATAGTTATTTGACTGTAGTGCATAAACAGGAAAGGCCGAGACGATATGGTCTTTCATATCAGGCATATGTTCACACGATGTATTGATTACGGTGTCGTATGTTGCCATGTTAATTGACTCCATACGACCATGGATACTTGTTGAGTTGATTGCAGCGTTATGTGCAAACTCATTCGCAATGTTATGTACATGTGGATCGGCATCGAAGCAGGTTATCTTGCTGGTGTGCCTCAATAAATAAGGTAGTACTGTGGCATACCATGATCCAATGATACATATGTTCTTTGGTGAATGGTTCTCGTACAAATGCTCAACAAGCCATAACTTTGACTTGATTTGAGAATGTGAATAACTTTGAGCGAAATCATGAACCTGTGAGATATCACCTATTCCACGAGTCGTCTTTGATACTGCTTCTACAAACTGTTGGTCGATCATGAAAAAATTTTGGTGTCCCGAACCCTATATGACATTTGAACAACGTACGTTTGGTAACTACGGTGTTTGCTGCCGTTCTTATCCCTTACCGTACACGATGAAGGATAAGAGCATCGAAGATCATTTCAATTCTGATGAAATGAAAGCTATTCGATCTGAAATGGAGTCTGGTGAACCTGGGCCCTTTGTTTCTAAGTATTGTGAAAAATGTATTGCTCATGAAAAGTCTGGTGTTACATCACGACGTCAGCATAGGATTAACCAGCTAGAGGATGCACCGCAAAGCTTTCGCGATCGTGTTAATGATATTATACACCAATCAGAGCAAAGTGTACATCTATTTATTCAGAATATGGCATTTTATTCGCTTGAGTTTAAGTTCTTTGGTAACCTGTGTAACCTAAAGTGTATGATGTGTCACCCACATCAATCATCATCGCTTGCAGCTGAGTGGAAAAAGCAAGGCAAGTGGGATGGGCCTACACATATTAACAGCTACAATGATATCCAAAGCGAAGACTTTTACCGCGATATGGATATCATGATACCCAATAGCCTTGAGCTTAAGTTCACTGGTGGTGAGCCACTCATGAACAGAGATATCCTTGACTTGTTACAATACTGTGTTGATAAGAAGTATGCAAAGAACATCAAGCTTGTAATTATTACGAACGGCACAAAGCTGCCAAAAGAATTCTTGAATATACTGAACTACTTTAAAGAGATCACGATCAATGTATCCCTTGATGGTGTATTCGAGGTAAATGATTATCAGAGGGTAGGATCATCGTTTGATGTGATCGACCGTCATATCAACCAGCTTATTCGATTCCCGAATGTAAAGGTTCAAGTGACTGCTGCAGTGACCGCTATCAATGTTGGTAGGATTCACCAGGTCGTAAAGTATGCAGAGAGAAAGAATATCTATGCAGATATATCTAGTATAGTACTAAAACCAAAACATCTGTCTGTATCAGTATTACCCAGGAGGATACGTGACATATACATTGAAAAGAACAAAGGACTCACAGAGGTTATATCCGCATTGGATCACGATGACGTCGAGAGCGAGAAACTGCTTCCTGCTTTTATACAGACCTTACGAAACAAGGATGCAAGGGACGGAACAAATTTCATTGACATCATCCCGGAGCTAGAACATGAACTACGAGAGACTATTGACATACGGACACTTCATTCCGCTGACTCTTACCTGCGATCCCACCAGGCTTCTCAGTCAGATATCGAAATTTGATTGGCATCAGTACAACAAGTCAAAGCCAAACAATCCTAGATATGGTTTATCGGTTACATCAATGGACGGTGAACTAGATGGGAAAGACTTAGATTCACTATATGAGTACAGTGTTAGAAACAATACTGTGTGTGATGAACTTTCGTTTCGTGAACTCACCGATGTATATTTTAGCTCAGAAGAGGTAAGAAAGGCTGTTAACCCGTTCCAGGAGTGGATTGGCAGGACACACCTCTTGAACATGAAGAAGGGCGGTTATTTCCCTCCGCATCGAGATGATCGAGGTGATGACGAGCAACTGGCTTATCGTATTGTCATACCTCTTACGAAGTGCAATCCACCGGATAATTATTTTATTCATGACGGAAAGCTACTACATTTCGAACACGGACGAGCTTACTTCGTTAATACAAATTTAACGCACTCGGTGTTTTCTTTTGATGATAACTGTGTTATGATGGTTATGAATGTGGAGTGTTGCGACGAGTCCATGAAAGAACTCGTCGGTATGTTTTATAACTTATGAACTTCTTTCCAGCCGTAAGCCTTCTGACCCTTTGAGTTAATTGCTCTGTAGTCGTGTAAAGGTTCCTTACCATTGGCAACAAAGTTAATGAATCGACGGGTCGCAGTACCTGTTGTACCACGTGCCTCTGCACGATGCCAGCACTCGGGCAGGTTAGCCCAGAAGATTGCGACGTTGTTACCATATCGGAAATACTTTTCTTCTACCTTCTTGCCAGATGTGTCATACTTTTCAAGGTAAAAGTTTGCTTTCTCATCATGGTCCATGGCTTCACGAAAGTAAACCATTCCGGTATAGATCTTTGCACCTCCATCAATGTGAGTGCCCTTTAGTTCGATACCTACGTCTTCTTTTTTCGTGATAGGTGAGTAACCACCATACTTGAAAACATACTTGTTAAAGTCAGACCAGTATGAATCAGGCTTATCAGGGTAAGCTTCTTTGAGTTTTGGAAGTAGATGCTGCTCAAGGATAGCAAGTAGATCTTGTGAGTTATCGAGTGCACGAAGACCTGCAGAGATCTCATCTGGGAAATCTTGCATATCATCAATTTGATCGGCAGATAGTTCTGACCGTGTAGGTTCAAACTCGTCGACTGCTCTGAGATAGTTAGGTAGTGTCTGCGTATTCGTCATCGCCTTGACTACTGATAGATCCGAGAACAACTCTGGGATTACAACATGAGGCCAAGGGTCGTCAAAATATTGTACGTTAGATAGGTTTAGCATTTAGATCTCCGAGATCAATCATGTCTTTATTTATATAATAAACATCACCTTTTGGGTGGCGTTTTCTGGCTTGATCAGCGTCTTTTGCAAAAACAGTGTATGGTGTACCTACGAGTCCAGCAAGGTGAGATGTAGAACCTGGATAACCATAGTGTCTCTTTGCATGTTTTAAATATTTGTGTACATCTGCGATAGGCATGGTATAATCTAAATATACCACATTAAGGTCAGGAGGTACAATGACATCTACATACTTCCATTCTTCCCAGTCGTATTTACGTTTTGCAAACTCAGGTTCTAGCTTCTGAACCGTGATGTAATCACCATTACCTATCCAACCGTCAGAGAACTTCCATACAGGCAGTGAACCAGTAAAGTTCATGGTATCTAGCTTCTCGGCTTTACCATCAAAATATATCTTTCGGTCCTTACCTTCCATGGCAGAGTTAATGTACAATAATCGATCAACTACTGTTTCTGAATCAGCGTCTTTATATTTTTCGTAAAGCTTTTCGTCACCGTCATAATGTATCGATTCATATCCCATGATATATGCATAGGATAACGACCATACCATATCACCGTAACCAGGCTTAAAGACTGTCTCGTACACGGTACCACTCCTCTGCGTAATTTGTCGTTTCACAACCAGGTATCCACGGTCCTCCTGTTGTATAGTGTAGCGCTTTCGGCTTTGATGTCACATACCAATCAGTCAAATAGTTCCACTCAAACGGGATCGATCCGATATCGTAGTCATTCAACCAACTAAACTGATGTAGCATTGACGCTCTTGTATGGTTCACAAAGTCAACCGAGAGTGTTGCATTCATCGGATGTCCACAGTTCCATACAATCAAGCTTGACCAGTTCTTGCGAGGATAATCCTTTTGTGGCATGCCGCCCATCTTATGTGTTGTATTTGGATGATATTTGTGTTTGACTACACTTACTGCCTTTGACTTGTCGATCCCATCAAGCATCTCATTGATGTCTTCAAGAAATAGAAAGTCGTTGTCACAAAAAACAGCGTATCCACTATAGTCACAAAGGTATGGCACAAGAAATCGTGAGAACGCAAACTCAGTTGATTCACCAGGTTCACGTCTCTTAAAACCCCTGACCTCATCACGCTTTAAATCGATCAGCTCGTGATCAGATCCGATACTTGCTTTACATACCTCAGAAGCTTCGGGGTATCTTGAATCCCATCCAACAAATATTTTCATCTCATCACCTTGATCGTGTGTCCGTCTCTGACTGTGTCATACATAAAATTTACTCTATCGGTTTTTCCATGGTTCCATGCATAATGCAATTGTGTGTCGTCAAATGTAAAAAACGTTCCAGGCTCAAACATCGTGTCTTTACCATTGACATTGATACCTGCATCTGCAGATGAGTACAAGCAAAGGTGGGATCTCCATACGTGATCGGCATAGTCGTCGTAACCACGATGTGGCTTGAGCATGCAACCAGGCCTAAGAATTGAGAACGCGCAGTTGATCATACCATCAATGAGTGGGTCTAGTCTAGTTGACCTGATAATCTTTTGTTTGTCTACGAGAAAGATCGTATCCCAACCTCTATTATAGAGATCCTTTTCCACCCACTCATGAGCCTCTGAAGAGATCTCATCATAGACTTCCCGGATGAGATCAATAGAGTTTTGAATGGTCGTATGCAATTCTGTGTACAATTCTTTCTTCCATATTTTCAAACGGCCAACGCTTGTGAATCGAAAGCCATTGTTCAGATATCACTACATCACCATCTTCCCAGTCATGATGATACATGTATTTTTCCTGTAGTACATGTTCCACGAGTTCATCATATAGTTCTTTGTCTATCCCATCAAGGATCTGCAAGAAGGGAAAGAATAAACCTTTTTGTCCCTCTTCATTAGTGTAAACCAACGGTTGAGGGTTAGCATAATTGACATGCTCATGGAAGTAATCTGTTGTCGAGTACTTACCACTTTGATAACCACATATGACAGTTTCTCTTTCGACCCTTAGTTTCATCTTATCAGACAGATCATTGTATGCCTCGATCATATTAATCCAAGATGTGCGAGATCCCTTTGTGTTTGATACACCATGAATCCATATAAATGGTTTACGATCTGGATTCGATGGTGAGTTAGCATGCCAATCTAAAACAGATTTATGCCCGAAGAGACCTGGACGACCCTTGTCATCTTTCTTACCAGTGACACGGATGATACCTTTATGAGCTCGAATGTTTTCATACCTAGGATCATCCGAGTCTTCAATATCACCGACAGCAGAACAAATACCGTACTCATCCTCTGGTTGCATCTTTTGATTCTTAAATACAACAACAGTCTCACGCATTACCTGACGATGAATGTTACGTATCTCATCACCAGACAAAGAGTTAAGATTAATCTCATAAATTACGGGTTGCATGATTTAAGCTCCTTGAGAAAACTATCGTCTCCCCATGTATAAAAAAATTGTGGTACGCTTCTATATAGTAGCATTTGAGGGTGTGCAATATACGGAGTATTGAATCGTTTGAGTATGTTCTCCATACTGTTCTTTTTACCTGATATATAGTTTCGCGTGAAGAAGACTGTGTCTATACCAAAGTCGGTATGGTGAGGATAATTATTATAGAAATTATATATCTCACCATCTAGATATTTCCATAGCTCTCGATTTTGCCAATGATTCTTTCCTCGATCTACATCGATGTGTAGATCAGGCCTACGGTAGAGACGATTAAATCCACGGGCAACATTAGCAGGTAAGTCAGGATCCTGATACAAACCAAACATACCAATGGGCACATCTCGGTGACAGAGAACTGTAATAAATACAGATGATGGTATTAGGTCATGCTTATAATTATTTTTATACGGATTGGTCTCATCGGTTGCTGCCGTCAAAAGCAGATCCATGTACCCATCAAACCTTTTACGGGTCACAACGAAACTTAAATCATAAGAAAGTTTATGAACATGAAACATAGTATTTCTCTTCACCCGCAGCATCTTTTCTTGTATGCCAGCGTTGTATTATCAATCGGCGGGTTAATCTATTACCCATTCGAAAATATTTATTTAGCACTGATCGGTGCGTTTGTGTACAGTTGCCTTGGGTTGACAGTGGGGTATCACCGTCTTCTTACACATGATTCGTTCAAGACAAATATCTGGATCGCTCGATTGCTTTCGTTGTTCGGTGCCGTATCCAATAATGGATCACCATACTCATGGTCAGCATCTCATGTGACACATCATATAACGTCGGATACAGAACAAGATCCTACATCTCCGAGGCACTATAGTATATATGACCTATACCACCAAGTCACCAGTGCAGAAGACAAGCGAATTAAGTCTACAAGCTTTTCAGTAAAAAAGGCTTCGCTCAAGATACAAAAACGATTGTTCAAAGATCCATTTCAAAAGTTTCTTACTGAACAATATTACTATGTACTTTTTGGCTTTCCTATGATACTATTAGTTTTGTTCGGACTAGAGTTTACTCTGTTCTTTCACGCGATGGGTACATTATTGAGTATAACTATTGTGGTGCTGAGTACGATATACGGTCATAAAGAATACCGATATACGTACCGGCCGTACGACACACCTGATAAAACAGTGAACAATATACCGTTTGCCTTGATTACATGGGGCGAGACACTACATAATAACCATCACCAAAATCAAAAGAACTGGAACTTCAGCCATCGGTGGTATGAGCCAGACATTGGTGCATGGATCGTGAGACTTATTAATGATCGATAGCCTGATACCGTTTTCGTTTCCTGGTAAAATTAAATCAAAGACCATTGAGAGGTTTTTACCCCATGGATACACCGTTGATGGTGTAGATTATTACGATGGGCTATCAAACAAATGGGACTTTTCTCTTGGATATAAAAGAGAAGAGATCATTGATTACGTCTCAGAACGTATGAAGTCACACCCGGCTTGTAAGTTTGAGATGATGTCACCTGGTGTCGAAGAACTCAATCATGAACTAGATACAATTACAAATGGTGATTTTGCTGCATCGTTTTACACACTCTCAGGATCTGATGCTGTCGAGTCCGCGATACGAGTTGCATACCATTACCATCGGAATCGTAAGCACGTGATTTGTTATAACGGTAGTTATCACGGAAGTACGCAGTTTACAAGTGAACTGACTTCTATATCAATAGCAAATAACCGTACGATTGCAAGAACACACATTGTTCATCACATCGATCCCGACGAGCTCGAGGAAAAAATTCTAGAGATAGGGCCTGACGATGTTGCTTGTATTTTAAAAGAACCTTTCTCGATTCAGACTTCATCTGTTGTTCTTTCACCTGAGTACTACAAGAGAGTGCGTGAGCTGTGCGACAAACATGATATCCTTTTTATTGTCGATGACGTCGCTCTCTGTATGGGTAAGACAGGTGAGTGGTTTGGCTACCAAAGGTTCGAGATGGAACCTGATATCGTTGCCTTCGGTAAGTCAGTCTCGGCTGGATACTATGCACTCGCCGGAATCCTAGTCAATGACAAAGTACTTCAGAGGCTGAGAGGTAAGTTACTCTCGATGGGTTACACACAAAGTCCACACATGCCTGGAATATACTCGGCTTTAAAGACTATAGATACCATTAGAAATGAGGATCTATTGAACAATGTAAAGAGCATGGAGGATCAAACTCCTCACGGTAATGCAATTGGATGTTACCTTTCTATTGAGGCTCAGAGCACTGCTGCATCTGAGTTACGTAACCAGGGAATCATTGCGTCTGGCTCTAAGTTTAACACACCTCATACACTAAGGTTTATGTTCCAGATCGATACTGACCTGAGCCACCACGCTGATGTTCTACATAGGGTATACTCCCTTCCCTCAGTGGTACTCTAATATTATATCATGATTTCTTTGTTCTGTACATATAAATAATACAAAGGTTTGCCCATATCCAGGGTTTGAAATCTTATAAATAAATGTAAGTAAAACACTATATGCTGATGGGAAGTAAATGGCTGTAGTAGCTAATATAACAATTGATCAAGGATCTGCTTTCGACTCTACGATTGACGTAGAAGACGCTGGCGGTAATCCAGCAGATCTAACAGGTTACTCTGCACGAGGTGAGATTCGTAAGACTTATGCCTCATCGACCGCAGTGACTTTTTCTGCAAGTGTATCAGACCCGTCAAATGGCAAAATAAATATATCGCTAAGTGGTGACCAAACCGGTGCAATGAAAGCCGGCCGATACGTATACGATGTTGAGGTGGTGTCTTCTGGAGGCGTGATTACTCGAGTAGTTGAGGGTCAGGTCGAAATAACTCCACGAGTTACAAGGGTCTAAAATGGCTTTAAAAGGTACACTCAACGTTCAGCAGGAAATCAAGGCAAAAACAGTTGCTGTAGTTCCTTCTGCCAGTTTATTGGATCTCAATGATGTAGATTCATCCCAACTTGATGATGGTGCAGTGATGATTTATGATTTAAGTTCACAAAAATTTGTGTTGACCCAAGAGGTGAAGAACCCAAACACAAAAATCATTGGAGGTAGCTTTTAATGTCCACCGTCATTAAACTCAAATATTCGAGTACGACCAATCAGCCAGCTGATGATCTACTCCAACTAGCCGAACCGGCGTATTCCTACGCGTCGGACAGGCTGTTTATAGGCGCTGACAACGCCGGAACAATTATCCCTCATGTCATTGGTGGTAAGTACTTTACCGACATGTTGGATCATACAGCTGGAACTTTGACTGCTTCATCAGCAATCATCGTCGACGCCAACTCTAAGATTGATGTACTCAATGTCGATAACTTAACACTCGACGGTAATACATTATCTTCTACAAATACGAATGGTGATATCACACTGAATCCTAACGGAACAGGTGGTATTAGTCTAAGTGCTAACACAACTGTTACTGGATCTCTTACTGTATCCGGTGCAATGGATTTCAACAACCAGCTTTCTGTACAGTCACTGAATGTCGAAGATCTTACCTCCGGTCGTGTCGTTCTTGCCGGTACATCTGGTGAACTAGAAGACGCCGCTGGATTTACATATACTGTTAGTTCAGGTGGAGAAGTAGATCTAGTTGTTGCTGGTTCGCTTTCCGTTGATAATGTCGATATTGACGGTAATGACATTTCAACATCTAATACGAATGGTAACCTAACTCTTACACCAAATGGTACTGGTCTTGTTGTTATTAACAAGGATACTGGACTTAAGATTGCATCTGGTACAGAAGCATCTCGCCCAGCTGCTGGAACTGTTGGCGATGGTGTTATTCGATTCAACGAAACTTCTAACCGTTTTGAAGGTACTGTCAGTGGTTCTTGGGCAGGTCTCGGCGGTGTTGTTGATATCGACCAAGATACTTACATTGATGCAGAAGAAAATGCTGACGAAGATATTCTTCGCTTCTACACTGCTGGAACCCAGCAACTTCAAGTATCGGGTGCTGGTGTTGTAGTTACCGACGGTGTCGGACTTACTGTTAACGGTGGAATCGATGTCGATAATATTAACATCGATACCGACACAATTAACATTAACGGTTCAACGATTCAGGGCACTGGTAACTCCTCGGCGGGTACCATTGTACTTGATCCTGCTCCTGCAGCTGGTGACAACGGCGGTGACTTGGTTGTTCGTGGTAACCTACAAGTTACTGGTACAACTACAACTGTCAACTCAACTGTTGTTGAGATCGCTGATCCAGTTATTGTCCTCGGTGATGATTCAACCACCGATTCACTTGATCGTGGTGTCTCACTCAAATATAACGATGGTGCTGCAAAAACTGCATTCTTTGGTTGGGATCGTGGTTCTGATAACAACTTCACGTTTGTTGTTGATTCAACTGTTGCTGATGCTAAGTTCAACAATCTAAAGCTTGCTGGTTCAATTACCGAAGTCGATGGTGCTGCCCCAACCGCTGGTCAATTGTTAATCGGTAACGGTACTAACGGTGATTTGCAACTTGGTACTCTGAGCGCTGGCGATTCGGTTACAGTTACGAATACCGACGGTGGTATTGAGATTGATGTCGATGCTTCGACTGCAGTTGCAACAGCCGACATTACTGACACTGGTGACGGTGTTGTCGATTATGCTCCTGCTTCGGCTAATGCTACTTCACGCGGTGCTTCGACGTTTGCTTCAGAACAGTTTAATGTATCATCTGGTCATGTGGTTATTACACAGATCGAAGGCGGTACGTTCTAAGAATACAAGCGGGGGATCTTTATCCCCCTTTGACTTGCCTCTTTAGGCTTATTATAAAAGGTCTTTACCTGGATGTCGACAAATATTATACACAAGAGAACCGCCGTATCCGGTCGTTCTCCTACTACATCGCAACTACAGTTTGGTGAGATCGCGGTCAACACAGTTGACGGTGCAATTTACTTTAAGATCAATGATGGTTCAGATAGAATCATTGAGGCGACAAAAGATCGCTTTGTATTCGATGTAGTAAATAATGGTTCAGGTGCGTACACCTACTCGGGTGTAGGTCTATCGTCTGCAGATAATCCAACACTTTATCTTACTCGTGGCGCTACATACGAATTTCATGTAGATGCAACAGGTCACCCTTTCTATATCAAAACTGCTGCTAACACTGGTACAAGCGATCAGTATACGAGTGGTGTTTCAGGACAGGGAACAGAGACTGGTATCGTCACGTTTACGGTACCGATGGATGCGCCTAGTGTACTATATTATATTTGTCAATTCCATGCATCGATGGTTGGTACAATCCATGTCATTGATCAGGGCCTAGAATACACAGACTTTACTGTCACGACCGCTACCGCATCTGGTAACGGTGCTCTTACATTTGATTCGGCAACAGGCGAGTTTACATTTACTCCAGCTGATGTACCTACGTCTACAACTGAGTTGTCTGAAGGAACAAATCTTTATTATACCGATGCGAGAGCCGATGCCCGTATTGGTCTTGCCTCAATTGATGATCTCTCTGATGTTGACACAAGCACAACTGCTCCTACAACCGGACAAGTACTCAAGTGGGATGGCGCTAAGTGGGCACCAGGTGATGATGCGACAGAGGGTGGCGCAGGTTTAGATGCCGACACTCTTGACGGTCAGGATGGTTCATACTACCTCAACTATAATAACTTTACGAATACACCTACCATTCCTTCTGTTCTCACGGATCTTAGTATCACGGACGGAACAAACGGTCAGGTACTTACGACTGATGGTGCTGGTAACTTCACATTCACTACCGTTTCAAGTGGTGGTGGAATTGCACTAACAGATCTCTCTGTAACAACTGCAGCTGCTTCAGGTGGTGGATCACTATCATACGATAATACAACAGGCGTATTTACGTTTGCTCCTGCAGTTCAAGTTACAAGCATCGATGACTTATCCGATGTTGATACTACAACTGCTGCTCCTACAAATGGTCAAGCTCTTGTTTGGGACGGTACTAACTTTGTACCTGGTACTGTTGCATCTTCTGTTACATCTATTGATGACCTAGACGACGTCGACATCACGACTACGACTCCTACCACCGGTCAAGTACTAAAGTGGGATGGATCGAAGTTCATTCCTGGTAATGATATTCAGGGTACTGGTGGCGGTGGTACATCAGGTGGCGGTGGATTTGAGTCACGTGTATATGTGTACTCGATTAGTGCAAATACAACATCTGTTACTGGTGCAGATGACAACGGCGATACACTCTCTTTTGATGGTGATAGCGTCGAAGTTTATGTTAATGGTGTTCGTCTTGTAGGACAAACGGTTGACTATACAGCATCTAGCGGTAACACAATCAACTTTACAGAAACGGTATTTAACGGTTCTATTGTTGAAGTTGTTGTCCTCGAGAAGATTAACACAGATGAGGTTTCGCTCACAGACCAGCTTCCAGGGACAGTATACTCTTTTGATGCTACTAAGTATCGTTCAGTGAAACTTATTATTCAGATGACACATTCTACGAATGGTTATCATGCAACGGAAGTATTGTTGATTCATGACGGAACAACAGCATACATGACCGAGTACGCAACAGTATTTACGTCAGCGTCACTTGGGGTTGTTGATGCGTCTATCTCTGGTGGACTTGTGAATGTAACAGTCGCGGCAACAACAGCAAATACGGATGTGAAAGCCAAGGTTCTCACGATCGAAGTATAAATAGGTAAGAGGAATATATGTCTAAAGCAAACGAACTATCACAACTAGGACAAGGACTTGTAGTCGACGGCAGCGGTAACATTACTGCGATCGCAATTGACAACTACCTTGACTCTTATGTGACAACAAATTCACTTGCTACAGAATCGTATGTTACTACAGCTGTGTCAAATCTAGTCGACTCAGCACCTGGAACATTAGATACTCTTAACGAATTAGCAGCGGCTTTGGGTGATGATCCTAACTTCGCAACAACAGTAACAAACTCACTGGCATCAAAGGCAAGTGTTGATGACGCAACAGCATTAGCGATTGCACTGGGATAAGATATGGCAAATACGTTTAAACTACAAACATTTGACGGGTCAGCAACAAGCGCAGATACAGAAATGACTGTATATACAGTACCTTCTGCTACGACTGCTGTTGTTCTTGGTTTGACTCTTTCAAATATCTCAGGGACAACTATATACTCAACTGTCTTGATCGAGAACGCAGATGGTGATAATGTTAACTTTCTGAAAGACATTCCGATACCAACTGGTTCTGCTGTAGAGGTTATGTCTGGCAACAAGATTGTATTGAATACGACTGATGTGTTGAAGGTAAAGAGTGATGCAGCAAGTTCACTTGACACATCATTGAGTATCATGGAGATCACCTAATGGCTAACTATATCGGTAATAGCCCAGAAACGATTATTCGTTCAAAGCAAGATGCTACTAAGATTGTAGCTACCGGTGGCCAAACAGAATTTACTGCTGGTCTTGATTTTGCACCTACTGATTTTGTACAGGTGTTCCTAAACGGTATTCGTTTGATTGAGACAGATGACTATACAGTAGGTAACAATACAATCACTCTGGGATCTGGAGCTGCTCTTAACGATGAGTTGATTGTCACTACTACAACACAGACTTTAGATGTCGATACATACTCAAAAGTAGAAACGGATGCACTCCTCGCTACAAAGGCATCATCAGCTGATGTTACTGCAGCGATTACATCTGATAATGTCACAGACGATGGCAACGCATTACTTAACGCATTGATCTTTGGTGGATAACAATGGCAAATACACTTAAAAATGTGGTAACAAATGGAGTAGGAACAACAGAGGCGACCCTCTATACTGTTCCT